TTACAGTGCCTTGTTTTGGGGCATGGATGGGGCAAACTCGCTTAACTGCGTATTTAACAGGGCCACCTGCGCATTATTATTCTCAGACATCCATTTCCCGTATACCTGAAACACCATTTGCGCATCAGCGTGTCCCATCTGGTTTGCTATGAATGCCGGGTTAGCTCCGGCTGTCAGCGACCAGCAGGCATAAGTGTGTCTCGACTGATACGATTTACGATGGCGGAGCCCGGCGCGTTTTATCGCCGCGTTCCACATCTGCCTTATTGAGTCAACGGTAAAATGGTCACCATAATTTTTTGCCCTTGCTGATACTTCGGGTTGAAAAACAAAGGTACATTTTTGCTTTTCTGTTCTGCCGTACTCTCTGAGGTGAACATCAATGATGTGCTCTTTGCTCACTCTCGTCAGTGCCATCTGACTCCGAAGCGCATCGATTGCCGGCCTGATAAGGTGAATTACCCGATTAGTACCTGCCTGTGTTTTTGGCACCGTAAATCGGTCTTTCGCTAAATTTCTCCTGATCATCATTGTTCCATTTTTCAGATCTATGTCTTCCCATCCAAGCGCGCAAAGTTCACCAGGGCGTATTCCTGTATAAACAGAAACACACCATAAATTTTTGGCTTGCTGATTTCTGCACGCATCAACAAGACGAATAAACTCCTCCCGCGAAAGTGGATCCGGAATGGTTCTTGATTCCTTTAATGGCGATATCCCCTTAAATGGATTATCTGTCAGGTAACCGTTATCAACGCCAAACTGGAATACGGCGTAAAGATTTGTCATGTAATTATTTACGGTAACAGCCGATCTTCCTGGCTGTGTAACAATGTAGTTACTTTTGGGGATCTGATATCCAGTGAGTAATTCTTTGCGCACCGCCAACAGTTTTTCTTTATTAATTGATGACGCAAGATTTTTTTCGCCGATTATGGTTAAAACGTTTTTGATGGCGGTACGGTATGTATTGAATGACGTTTTTGCAACCTCAGTTTCTTTCAGTGCCAGATATTTTTCAGCCAGTTCTTTTATGGTTAAATCTTGTCTGGCTTCACCAAATTTTTCCAGATTGCGTGAGGATGGAAACTGTTTTGCATAGTCGAAAACGCCAGTTTTTATTGCGTAACAAACGGAAGCACGTAACTCACCTGCAATGCGTCTGTTTTTTACTGTGTCAGGAACCCCAAGGTTCTCCCTGACTCTTACGCCTTTATATACAAACCAGATACGTAACTTCCCTCCATGGTTTTCCACGCCCGTCGGGTATTTCATTTCCGCTTCTCTCGATGATTAGTGTTGCTTTGGATCAGACAAGATGACGTCTTGGCCTTGCTGATGCCTGACGCTCAATCCAGCGATCAATTTCTTCCAGGTTGTAAAAGCATGGGCTGTTATCCCATGGCATACCGTCATGAGCGACATGCTTATATTCCCTTCCTTCCATAAACGATTTTTCTCTGGCTTTTTTTAACGTCCCTTTTTTTATTCCTTTCAGTGCAATTAGCTGCTCTTCGGACACCCATTTGCCCGGGGAGACAATCATGATTACTTCGCTCATCGGTTTCATTATCTCTTACATCAGACGAGCGCCGGTTGCAGAATACCAGTCACAACCGGCGACGGTTGAACATTAAAAATCAGCCTGATTTGGGATCAGTTTTTGCCAGATTGCTGAAACGTATTTTGCCTGGTGGCGGGCATCGTCCAGGGCATTGTGCCGTTCGCCTTCAAACGCTATGTCGTTGCGCGCGTCGTAACCAATGGCTTTCCCCAGTTCAACAATCGTTCGTATATCGCGATCGTTATAAAAACGCCACGGGCAGGGGATACCCAGACGCTCGTATGAGCGGCGTAAAATGACGTTATCGAAAGTTGCGCCGTTGCCCCATATCTGAATCAATTTTTCGTCTGAGTGTTCGTTGATGAATTCCCGCAACTGCAACAAGGCGTCAACCAGTAACCTTTGATCTACTAAAAGAGCGGATCTGGCTTCTCCTGATTGCTGCAACCACCACTCAATGGTTTCTCCATCAGGGACAGCCCCTGATTTCATAGCATCAACCAGACTAATGACTGCATAAAATATTGCCCCGATTTCTCCGGTTTGTGGATCGAAGAGTACGGCGGCAATAGCCACGATCGGTGCGTCTTGATTTTCTCCCATAGTTTCAAGGTCGACCATCAGATGAGTCCACGTCTGGCTGGTGGACTCTTTTTCATGATGACCGTTCACCTTATCTATGGTATTTGACGTATGGTCAGTTTCATTAGCGCTATTGCCGTGTTGAGCGTCTTCATTGTTCGTTTGCTGCGGAGAATCATCTTTTTCCGGTATATCCTGATCTTTTTCCTGACAGTCATCAGATTTTTCCACGCCGAATGTTTCTTTGTATGTGGCATCCCCCATAACCGTCCCACAGTCGGGGCAATTACCACGGCCAGTTTTCCCGCAGGTGTTACAGGCTTTTTCCTGGCCTTTATCGTCAGCGGTTTCGTCCTGATTTGAGGCGCTGTAATCGTTATGAACCCACTTCGGATCGTTCGGGTCGCTGATGCCTTCCACATATTCACCGCGCGCGGCTGCAAGCTGGCGGTTGAACTCCTCTGCTGCATCTTTTTCTGGTGTATGTCGGGCAGCCGCGAGAGTTTCAGCCGTCGGGTTTTCATGATTTATTTCTGTCAGGTTAGTGTTAATGTATCTGCGTAAAGCATCCGGAAATAGATGGATGTTTTCTTCTGCTCCCCGGATCAGCGCAAAAATAGCGGCCCGTGAATAGTCCAGGATGCCTGGTATTGAGCGAAGCGCAGGAGACCACTCCCTGAATGGGCTTTCTTTTTTCCGGACAACTTCTTTTGCGCGACGATAAACGCTTCCGGGAATTTCATAAATATTAAAATCCATCGGCAGCGTGGCTGCTGCAATCTCCACATCCAGTGTGTCGAGGGTGTGTACTAAATCCGGGTTGCGATCGGTTTTGTTTCCACCGCCAGCATTAGCGCCAGAAGCCGTGCGGGTTATGCGGGAGACGCGATTCCCTTTTTGCCACTCTTTGACCAACAGGCCTCGATCCGGATGTTCGGCATTCAGCCAGGCAGTAACGAAATTTTCAAATTCCCAGGGCTGGTGGTTTTGCGTAACAGAAAAAACGGTCTTGATGGCCTCAGTCAGGCGGAACAGGGTGGCGTTATCCAGTTTTTCAACCTGTTCAGACTTTCGCAATACCATTAACAGGTTCTGGATATAGCTGTTTTCCTGTTCCATTTCGAGAACGGTAATATGCCTGCGTTGAACGCGGGTGGCGTGATGCAAATATTTTTTGTCTGTGGCAGCGTAAGTAAAAATGTGCAACACGCGCTGGGGGAATGGCAGGGTGGCGACGGAAACTTCGCAGTCCTGACATTCGTCGTTGTCACTGGTGTCTGTTCCACTTTCTTCGGCGCCAGCGTCATCGGCGTATTCCTCCGTTTTTTCGTCGTGGGCGTCAGTAGCGGGCGCGCCGGGGATGAGCATAAATGTTTTGCCATCTTCGCCGCCCAGCTCATATTTCTGACAGAAGGTGGTATCAAAACTTCCCTCCGACGGAAGTTCGTTAACAACGGGGAAATTAACGCGAACCGGTTTTGCAAAATCTGTCGGTTCGAATCCGGCGTCAAGCATTGAAACGGTAAGACGTGCTAAAGCTGCCGTTTCGCTGTTGTCGGTTTTCCACCAGAAAGCAAAAGGGAAGCCGAGACGTTTCCGGGCGCTTTCATTTTTAACCTTAATATAATATGAGTATTCTGTTTTATTGTTGCTCATTATCATTACCCTTATTACAAGCCAGACTTAATGAAGGTCCACATTTTCCTTTGAGCAGGCCGCGGTTTTAGTCCGTTCTTCACATTCCATCAATCTCAACAATGAAATAAGTTCTCCGGGGACTTCGTCCATTTTTAACAGTATTGTTGCGGCCGCTATCGGCCTGTCATATGCGCTCGCTTTACTGTTTGTATATGCAGAAAGAATTCTGGAAACATCTTCCTCATCACAGGTCCAGGCATAAGAAACAACACAGGGCATATTGTTTTTGATACATAACTTATGAATTTTCCCTGAAAGCTGGCGGAGCTCTGCAATTACTGATTCAGGTACATTTTTCATATAGATTCCTTTTTTCAGGTTGAGTGAATCCCTGCCATTGCTGGCATATTTAAAAACTGGATGGTTTAAACTATGAGTGGTCTGTTACCATGATTCAGCTTTGGCAGGCAGACCATTTCTGTTCAGCCAGACTTTTACCATGCAATCGGTAATACATCTTTGCGTTGTTAAATCACGGATATATAAACGGCGTTTTTTAATGTTATTCGCTGAGGCGATATAAGTACGACCATCATGGATAACATAATCTCCCGGCGTAATACACTGACGCGGTATTTCATCTGTTCCGAAGTGATGAGCAATCATAGCCCCTCCATTTCTGGTAAATAAATTTTGTGGTGCGGTGCCTGGTGCCTCCAGGTGACGCAGACCAGTTAACAATCTGCGTCGGCCTCAACAAACCACTGATAAGGACGGTTCTGTACCTTTAACTGTGCCGCGTGCGCTTAGCCGCATTCACCGCATCACAAAATTCACTTTAAAAAGGGCGGGTATCACAAGGGAAAACAAAAAACGGATACCCGCCAAAAGGTAATCAACATGGGTTGTTGCAGCGGGGTTGTCACTTAAGCGTATGGTCAACCTGACAACCCGGTGCCACTAATGGGGTAAGGATAACCCCGCCATACTTACCGCCGCGCCATTTCGCGGAGTGCCACAACCGGAAGCGCACGGTCGAATTAAATTTAACGACACCGTACAGTGAGACGAACTTCGCCGTGCGCTTTCGTGTTGTGTGCCTGCTTTTAACCACGTCAGGCGAGGTGGTATCCTTCTCATCCCGAATAACCAAGAAGGAAATCTATATGACTAAAGAAGAATTTGTCTCTTATATTTTTGATAAAACGGTTGAAATGTATGCCGCTACTCACGAGTCCTGTAACCCCCTGAATAAACCAGAGGGGAAAGATGATTTCGACAAAATTTACTGCTTCCTGGAGGACCGCTATATCAAAAGGTTAGAGGACGCAGGGATCAAACCCCCAGTGAAGTCACCATTGTCCTGAGAACTTGCAGGACGTCATGATCGTAACTTCCATCCAAACCGCGGCGGCGAATTGCTTCTCGTATTATCGGAAGCAGCTCGCTGGAAATCTCGGTGCATATTTCACCTGATAATACGCCTGGTTCAAGTGAGAATATTGGTGAACTTACGGTCCTGGTCTCGACAGTTTCAGAGCCAGTGTCAACATTATAAAGCTCAACGAAAGCGGTCTTGATTTTCCGGGCCAGATCTTTTGCTGGCTCGCTTTCAATATCTTCCCCGATTTCTCGCAGCACAGAATGCAATGTATGAGCTGCTGTTTTCTGTACATCAGGCGGTAAATCTTTAAATTCCATCTTTAACCCCGTTAGCCGTTAGATTTTGCCGAACTGGAAAGCGCCTGTTTAAACTCACTGAAGCTAAGAGCCTCTTCACCTTCGGCAAGGCTATTAAAGTAATCTTCGTAAGCCTTTTCCATGAGCGAGTTGAAATCCATGTTGACCTCATTCCCATTAACGCCGGGTGGCGGAACTTTATACCTGACAACGATGCGCTACGTTGTTGATGAGGTGAAAGATACAACCAAAACTTTCACATGTAAAGTGTGTGAAATTAAAAATTTCGTCTTGGGCAACAAAAAAGCACCTGATAAGGTGCTTTTTGACGTGAGGTGTGTAGAGCTAAGTTACTGTTTACGCGAATCATTAATGATGTTGAATACATCATTCTTGAGCAATTCCAGCTCTTTAAGAACTCCCTTTGTATGAATGATTAAACGCAATTTTTCTGACTCAGGTAGTTGGTTGAACAGCGAAAGTAATGTTTCTTCTTGTTCGTCTAGTTGCCGCGGTACTGGTATATTGAACTGGTTTTCATCTTCAACCTCCCCATAGTCCATAAAAAACCAGTATTCAGGTTTTCCTGTTACGGCTGCCAGCCTTTTTAACCTGGCGCCACTAGCTACGCTTTTCCCTTTTGCCCAATTTTGCACAGCTGTGTGAGAAAGAATGACTTTTTTTGCCAGATCAGATTTGCTCCAGCCATTTTCAGTCATTACCTGCTGGATTCTTTTTGCAAAAACATTGTTAACGGTATCGCTCATATAAGTCATTCTACAACCAACGGTTTCGCATATCACTACAACTTTTCGTTTCACTTAATCTTGAAACGAAAACTTTCGTGGGTTATGCTCACGCCATCGAATTGAGTGATGGAGTGATACATGGTTAAAAAACATCAACCCCAAAATGAACTACGCAACAAGGTAACAAATAATATTTCTCTCGCTGAAATTGGAGAGCATTTTGGGATTAGCGGGCAAGCTGTAGGTAAGTGGTTTCTCAAGGGGAGTATCCCCCCCGAAAGGGTCTTACCTCTTTGTGTGTTACTCAATTGGTCTGTAACACCGCATGAATTGCGGCCAGACATTTATCCAAACCCAAATGATTATCTTCCAGTGGAGCATCAGTTTAACGCAGAAAATAAAGCCGGTGGTGAACAATGACGATCACCCCTGAAAAGGCCAGGAAAGCGCTGGAGGCATGGTTACGGCTACAGCCTGTTACGCAGGAAAATGCCACCCGGTTAATAACGCGTGAATATCTTGCACAAATCACGAGACCGGACATTGCTATACACCGCATAGAGTTTGATGACGGGACGGTGGATTACGACGCGTGGCGCAGGAACCGGATAAACATATTTCAGCGATGGCGAAAGCTTGAAACGGCGGAGCATCACGAAAAATTTTCTGTGCTGATCCCGTTCATTATGGAGGCGATCCGGAAGGGACTGCCGGAGCTGCATAAACAAATAACGGCGGGACAAAGTATCGACTATCTGGTCACCAGACTGTTGAAAGAAAGCACCGAGGCGGCGAACGCCTCACTTCTCCGCATACCGTTACCGGATTTTGAGCGGGAATGCGACGAGGCTATGCATGCAATAGAGGCCCTACGCAATGGCTATCGTCGGCAGCATCAGATATGTGACCAGTAGGTATTCAGCAGAAGGTTGTCGAGGTTTTTGTGAGTAGCAGAGTTCAGGGATTTGTTTGGGATGCCTGCGCGGCTAATGGCATTACTGGCGCGAAACTCCTGATTATGGTTCGCCTTGCTGATTACTCAAATGATGAGGGGATCAGCTATCCAGGAGTGGAAAGTATAAGCCGGCAGCTTGGCCTTGCTGAAAGTACAGTCTATGGGGCGCTTGCTCAACTGGAAAAGGCAGGTTGGGTTCGTCGTAAAAACCGGAGGAATGGCAACCGAAGAACATCGAATTTGTACTTTCTGAATGTTGAGAGGCTTGAGTGTTTGGCTGTCGAGGAGAGGGCGAAAATTCGTGCAATGAAGTCTAAAAAGACATCAGTTTTTCTACCTCCAGATTCTGAAGGTACAGATTTTGAACCTCCAGAATTTAGAGTCTCAAGTGAACTTGAACCTCCAGAATCTGGAGTGAAAGTGGGTTTTGAACCTCCAGATTCTGGAGGGGATCCACAAGTATTAAAACATGATCCACAAGTAAAAGATCCTGAACCACAAGGTAAGCATGCGCGCACAAGTAAAAAAACAAAATTTAATCCACTGACTGCAAGACCCGAAAACGCGAGTCCAGCAACCTGGTCAGATTGGGTGGCTCATCGGGAAGAAATTGGCAAACGGCTGACGGAGACAGCATGCCGACTACAGGCCAAAAAACTATCAGGCTGTCGTGATCCAGATGCGGTTATCAATCTGTCGATTATGAACGGCTGGACAGGGCTATTCCCCGAAAAAGTCTGTCGACCAGATGGGGGCGGGGTAAACGTACGGATTGACGTTTCGCAGCCAGACAACACTATTCCACCGGGGTTCAGGGGGTAACTGACCATGAAAAATATTGCGATGATCGGAGTTCTGGAGCGTATTCGAAAATTTGCGCCAGCACATCGGGCCGCGCCGTTCAGGACGCCGGAGGAGTGGCGGGAGTGGCAGCTTGCTGAAGGGCGGAAGCGTTGAACCGCATGACCATGAACGGCGGGCGATGGGTGAATTTTAACTGGGAGAGCTGGCGCCCGAATGTCGGTCAGCCAGAAATTGCGAAGTGATTATTACCTGGATGAGGGGTAAGGGAGATTATGAGCAAAAATTACACACCAGAAAAGCGGGAGGAAATACAGCGCCGCATAACAGAACTGGTGCGGAAGCATGGCCGTATGACGCTTACGGAGCTGAGGAGGATGACGGGGTTAACCATTTATTCGACCCGCCACTACCTGGAAAAGGCGGAACGTTGCGGGGATGTGTACCAGGCGGGCAAAAGGGGGATTTTTCCGTCGGAAGCGGCTTTTCGTGTCTGGTGTGAAAAGCAGTCTGACGCCAGAGTCGAGCGATTTCTGAAAACGCCGGAGCGCGTGGTGAAACCCTACGACAGGCATCAGAACACTATCTGTGCGGAATGCAGAAAAAGCGAGTACATGCAGCGGGTGCTGGCATTTTACAGGGGAAATAACGGAGCAGTAAAAACGATATGAAGGTTTATATCGCAGGGCCGATGACAGGCTATGAAAATTTTAACCGTGAGGCATTTCACCGGGCGGAAAAAGCTCTGAAACGAGAAGGGCACACCGTATTAAATCCGGCAGTTCTCCCGAACGGATTAACGCAGGCGCAGTACATGGACATTTGCATGGCAATGATTCGTAGTGCAGATGCGATTTACATGCTGTGGGGATGGCTGTGTTCGGCAGGCGCAAGGGCAGAACTGGCGCTGGCGGAAAAGCTGGGGCATGAGGTTATTTTTCAGGAGGTGATGCAGTGAATATCGATACAACAATAACGATTGATACTGCTTTGAATACTGGTCTGGCCCTGCTCGGTTGGTTTTACATCATGTTCAGTGCGGGGAGGTGGGCGGCATCTGTTTTTCTAAAGCAGTGGGAAAAGCGCCGCAAACAGGAGAGACGCCAGAAAGTGTTGAATGAATTCTATGACGCATTTGACCTTAGCAGCATAGAGCCAGGCACAACAGCCAGGGTAGCAGCAAAAGGCGACCTGATGATCGTGATGTTCAGACAGGAGAAAGCAACCAGTGAGTGAATCAAAATGTCTGGTCAATGGCAGTCAGATAGAGCCATGCGCGGCATTAGCGCGGTCTCTTGAGTATGACGCAGCATATTCAACGAGAAAGGGGCTGCTGATATACGAAATCTGGAATGAAAGTTTAACCAGGGGGCCTGATTTTGTGATGTTGCGTTCTGGTGAATTTTCTAAATCGCCTATCAGAGTCTCATTTTGCCCGTTCTGTGGAGAAAGCCTGAAAACCTGGAGAAACGAAAGTGAACAAAATTAAAGCATTACCAGTAAAACGCGACCAGTACGGATGCTGGACACATCCGGAGTATGAAAAGTTTTGCGCAGGTCGTGAATATATTTCCACAGAGGAATTTGACGCCTGGATGAAGGAAAATAATCTTCAGTGGACTATTCGCAGTATGGATGAAGATGATTTTAATCTGGACGCAGATGGTCCCGATATTGCCGCCTGGGAACCGGAACGACCAGAAGGCGAAGACTGGTTTATTGGTTCCATACATGATACCGAAGACGGCCCTGTTTGTGTCTGGTTGCGAAATAAGCCCGAAGCATAAAGGCGATAAACCAACTGACAACAAAACACTGAAAATTTAAATCAGAAGTGATTTTTATTAAATCCTTAACCGGAGGGATTTCTGCACCCTCAAAACATCAGGAGGCCGCCCGAAAGGGCGGTAATAAATAATGCAAGAAATCAAAGAAAATATCAGACAACAGCTTTACCGGAACCGCCGCAGGAGGTGAAGTGATGGATGATAACAGCGATAACGTTATTCAACTGTTGCAGCCAAAATCAGAGGAGGAAGGGCTTCTCAACGTTGTGATAACCGACAGGAAAAGCGGCGAGCAAAAATGCTGTCAGCATATCCGTACAACAATTTCAGAAGTGAATCGTACGATTATCTGCGACCGGTGCGGATTGGCTTTAGATCCGTTCGAGCTTGTTCTCGACCGTGCGAGAAACGGCGAAAACATCGTGTCTGAGATTAAATCACTCTATGCAAGACGGGATGCTCTTCGTGAATCTGTGGCAAAACTTGAACGCGAAGAGAAAAACGCAAAGGCGCGGCTGCGCGCTGCCAGAACTGCGATTCTCTTTGCTGAGAACGACCTGAAAAATACCGAACAGGGGATAAAACAATGAGCTGGCCTGAGGCATTCACCACGGTAGGAATCGCAATGGCGGTGGCGCTGGTGGTGTATTCGATTTGCCGTTGGGGATAAAAACGGTTTGCGGGAAAAGGAGAGTTAAGTAGAATTGTTGCGGGTGCTTGAGGCTGTCTGCCTCAGGCATGAACACCAAAAGGCAGATAGAGAAAAGCCCCAGTTAACATTACGCGTCTTGCAGGACGCTTAACATTAATCTGAGGCCAATTTCATGCTAGACACATGTAGGTTAGCCTCTTACGTGCCGAAAGGCAAGGAGAAGCAGGCTATGAAGCAGCAAAAGGCGATGTTAATCGCCCTGATCGTCATCTGTTTAACCGTCATAGTGACGGCACTGGTAACGAGGAAAGACCTCTGCGAGGTACGAATCCGAACCGGCCAGACGGAGGTCGCTGTCTTCACAGACTACGCATCTGAGGAGTAAGAGACCCGGCGGGGGAGTAATCTCCCGCCACCTCTGATGTGTCAGGCATCCTCAACGCACCCACACTTGACCCGCTTCGGCGGGTTTTTTGTTACCCGTAAAATAAAAGTTCATAAAAATGATCAACTTTCAGATTAGTTGCGCAACAAGTGAAAAATGTCCTTGTTGATGAACATAAAATAAGCAAATTTAGATAATGAAATAAATAGTCGCAGTGTTTATATTTCCCGCCTCAACAGTAATCGTGTTGAAATCGCACATTTTCATTTTTCCTTAGTTGTCTGGAGGTAACGTGAAAAAACTCAAGAGTTTATTAGAGTTAGATGAAGACGGGCTTTATGCAGTACGTTTAAAAAATGGTGAAATCTCATTCTGTACACTAATCCCTGACGACCACCTGATTCTGTCTGTTGAAGCGTTTATTGATTATCTGATAAGACTGGGTTTCACTGTCAGTTGTTAATGTTTTAATATGTTACGGCTGACCTGAACAATCAGCAACCTACAGCGCCACCGGAGAGAACGATGGCGCATCTACAACTTGTTAAACAAACCTCATCAGGGCTTCTGCTCCCGGCAACGCCGGAGAGTGAGGACTTCCTGCGCTCAGTAAAAATCGGTGCGTGGATACACGCCGATTTTAAGCGAGTACGTAACTACGCATTCCACAAACGTTTTTTCAAGCTCCTTCAGCTTGGTTTCGATTACTGGACTCCGGTCGGTGGGGCGATAACACCTCGCGAACGAAAACTGGTTTCAGGCTTCGTTGATTATCTGTGTGATTCAGTAGGCCGGGAACATACGCCAGCCCTGAGTGATGCCGCAGAGCAATACCTTAATACCGTTGCGATGCGCAGAACCAGGGATACGGCATTGCTCAAGTCCTTCGACGCTTTCCGCGAGTGGGTAACCATTCAGGCCGGGTTTTATACTGAGCATTATTATCCGGATGGCAGCCGTGGGCGCCGGGCGAAATCCATCGCTTTTGCGAATATGGACGAAACCGAGTTTCAGCAGGTTTATAAGGCCGTACTGAACGTCCTGTGGAACTGGATTCTGTTTCGTAAATTCTCCTCTCCGGAAGAGGTCGAAAATGTCGCAGCGCAACTGCTGGAGTTTGCGTAATGGCGGATTTACGTAAAGCGGCGCGGGGCCTGATGTGTACGGTAAGAATTGCCGGCTATTGCAACCATAATCCTGAAACGTCCGTACTGGCACATTACCGGCTGGCGGGTACGTGCGGAACGGCGACAAAACCAAACGATATGCAGGCAGCAATTGCCTGTAGCTCGTGCCACGATATTGTCGATGGGCGGGTAAAAATCGACGACTTCACGAAAACAGAAATTCGCCTGATGCACGCAGAGGGCGTTTTCCGCACGCAGGAAATCTGGAGAGAGAAAGGCATTTTATGATTTACCCAACAAACACCGGAAAAAGCGGAGAACACCTTCGTCTCAGCACGCTGGAAAGTGTGTGGATTCAGGGAAAATTGCGTATGTGGGGGCGCTGGTCATACATTGGTGGCGGCAAAACGGGGAATATGTTTAACCAGTTGCTGGCGTCCAAAAAACTGACGAAGACGGTCATTAACGATGCTTTGCGCTGTATGAAAAAAGCGGGGCTGGAGAAACCTGAACTGGAAGCGTTCCTGAGAGAGATGATCAACGGAAAGCAAAAAAGCTGGCTGGCACACTGTACGGATACGGAAGCGCTGATTATCGATCGGGTTGTAGGCGAGGTACTGGCGGATCATCCGGGGCTGCTTGGTATCCTGAACCAGCGTTACGTGGGGCGGGGGATGAGTAAGAGAAGGATGGCCGAGTTACTAAACGAACAATATCCTGACTGGTGCTATGCAACGCGCCGCAATCGCATAGATACGTGGTTAAAAATATCGGAGTTTATGCTTTATCTGCCGATGCGTAATGCGTTTTCCGCCGATGGCCCCCAAATTGCCTGTTGACTCAATTTGTTATCCGGGGCTATATTCTCCGCACACCAGCAAAATCTGGCGTCGGGATTGGAACCCCGGATGTTTACGGAGTGATATGAGACGCACCCGCGTCTTTTTCATATCGTTTGCACAGTCACATTCGCGATTTATGGCGGGCTGTGTGGGGGAGCCGAAAGGCTCGCCGGTTTCCGTACCCGGTAGTTCCAACCCTGCACAGTTCGCCACCATGATGATTGGAGCCTGAAGGTGGCGATAATTTCCAAATGTACGGAGTTATCGTTATGCCCACTCAAATTTCTGTTGAAGCTCTTTCCCTGCTCACCCATAACCAGATCCCTGTTATTACTACCGAACTTTTAGCGCAACTTTACGATACCGATCCTGTGCGTATTCGCCAGAACTATTCCCGAAACGAAGATCGATTTGTTGTAGGAAAGCATTACTTTTTGTTAGAAGGTGATGAACTACGTGAGCTTAAGCACAGAGTATCTCAAAGCTACTCTGTGAAAATCGCCCGCAATGTTCGATCCCTCATCCTATGGACAGAACGCGGCGCCGCCCGCCACGCAAAAATGCTCGAAACGGATCAGGCGTGGGACGTGTTCGAAAAACTGGAAGACTGCTATTTCAGTCAGAAACGCCCATCAGAAAAACAAGAATCAGTTATTGAAGGTGATGGCCGTACCGTTGTGATCCGATTCGATGAACAAGGCAATGTAAAATTTACCCAAGAAGTACCAAACAACGCGGTCGTTTGTACCGTCGAACGGTTCCGGTTTTACCTGGAAGAACATGGCTGGATAGTCGCTCACAAAGGGCAGTTAGTAGAAAAGTTGATGCGGTTATAGCAAAAAAAGTTATTGCATTTTTAGCCACAAACTGCTTCAATTCCGGTACGCTTCGCAAAGCTGTATCGCGAGGCTAATGACAGACATGAACGCATTTTGAAACCCGCCATCGTGCGGGTTTTGTCGTTTCTGCATCACGGAAAATTTTTAGCCAGTCTGAGCCGGTTTGTTCAGTGCGGAATGTTTTTGATGTATTTCATGTGCTTTAAATTAATGTGAAATATTTCGATAAAATAAAAATCTAATAACAACTTTACATTTTTTGACGCAATAATTTATTGAAACGCCGGTTGTGAGCGGTATTATTTGCCGCAGTTCGACAGGCCGGGTTAATAACCGCCTGAGTTCTGAAGAATTACATGATGCCGACTTAGCTCAGCAGGTAGAGCAACTGACTTGTAATCATCAGGTCACCAGTTCGACTCCGGTAGTCGGCACCATATGCGGGCATCGTATAATGGCTATTACCTCAGCCTTCCAAGCTGATGATGCGGGTTCGATTCCCGCTGCCCGCTCCAGCTTTCTTCCGAAAACACAGGACTCCCGGAAGAAAGCTGAGGGGCGGTTTTTATTGTGACCTTTTATTGTGGCCTGAAAAGTTCATATAAAATATCGTCTCTCAGTCTGGCGCTAAGGTGAAATTGACATCCGGTGACACAGGTGTCGTTCTTACTCTTTTTGTGGTGCAGGCATATGGATATTATGTGAGGTTGGGTTAATCGCATTCATGTTCCTCGATATACCTTTCTGACCCCGGAGTGAGTCAGGCACCACGATTTTTTTACTGTATTCAGATAGCGTGCTGTGAATTGTGAAATGAGAATGTCACTGTGTTGGTAATGCGGGATTCTCAGTACGCTATCTGAATGCAGTGATACCCGCGTAAAGCGGGGCATAAACAGGATATGGGGTTCGTTTATTTTCGTCTGCGGGTCATGGTGACTGACCAACGACCCTCCGGAGGTAACTCCGGCACTGCATGACTTATTGAGGTGTTCCCCGGTGCGGGGGTGACCGGAAAATGTTCTGCCGAAGGTCACAGACACATACCGGGTTGATATGTGTTTTCGGGAGGCACCCGACACCTCAGCTAATTTTCCGGTTTTCCGAAAGACAACTATAAAACATGCTTCAGCTATATTGAGCACCGCCTCCCGTGAGGCGGTTTTTTTTATTCCGGGAAAAAGTTCTGCCCGCCATATAATAAAGTTAACGTTTTCAGACCAAGGTGCGGGAAGTATCCGGGGCGGGAAATAATGAATTAAAAAAGAAGCGCGGCTGTCGGATTTAAGCCGCGGGACAATGTCCGTGATAGATAGTTTAAAAGTCTCAGGCATCCCTTTCGGGAGGTCGTCATTATTTTACTCATAACAAAATAAGACCGGAACCCCGGAAACAACCTTATTTTCCGGTAAGGCTTATTTCATTCCCCGCGCCACGCCCGGCGCACATTCATAACTAACCACGGAGCCTTTCAGGGGTGAGCTTACGGGATGGTCAGTGTGACTTTCTCTGTGGGCTGGTCACCCCCGGGCGCAGGCTCACCCACTAAAAGGAAAAGTCACGATGCTTGGTATTTTCAGAAAGAAAACCCGCAAGGCAATTGTTGAAGTGAAGAAGATGGAGAACCGGGATGCGGTGGAGGCGACCGTCTGGGGCGCATATTCCATTGCATACGCAGACGGCACCTGTGACGCGAAAGAAATTGCAGTGCTGGAGAAAACCATCGCGGCACTTCCTGCCTTTGCGCCGTTCTCCGGTGAGATTGCCCAAATGAGTGCAAACATTCGCGCCCGCTATGAGGCGTCACCGCGTAGCGCGAATGCTCAGGCACTGCGTGAGCTGGCTGACGTGGCAGGAACAGCAGAAGCGGTTGATGTGCTGTGCCTGTGCCTGGATATCGCAGACCAGGACGGCATCGGCCCGGATGAAGAGGCACAGCTCAAGAAAATTGCGCAGGCGCTGCAGTTACCGCTGGAGCAGTACCTGTGAAAAGTGCGCGCTCTGTGCTGGCTGCCGTCCTGCTGTTTCTGGTAGTGGCGGTGGAGTTCACCGGGCGCCTGATGTCGTTTCTGGCGGATGGCGTGCTGGTGGCTGGCGTGGTGGCGCTGGTGTGGCCGCTGCTGCGGGCGCAGAAATAACATCACACAAAAGGCATCTGCGGGTGCCTTTGACGGGGTGTTTTTTTTACGGGCCGCTGGTGGCCCTTTTTTATTTACAGGAGAAAAACGTATGTCTGAGCCCTTATCCGGGACGGGCACGGCGGTGGCGCTCGGCGGGGCGACAGTATTCGGGCTGCTGACCAACACGGATTTCGGGATTGTTTTTGGCGCATTTGCAGGAGCGCTGTTTATTGTCACGGTGCCGAAAGAGCTGTCCCCCTGGCGGATGGCGGCGCATTTTCTGGTGTCGTTTATCGTCGGCGTGCTGGGGGCGGGTGTACTGGCCTCGTTCCTGTCCCGCCTTGCTGACTACAACGGTAAACCGCTGGATGCGCTGTGTGCGGTGGTGATGTCGGTGCTGTCAGTGAAATTTCTGACCTTCATTCATGACCAGGACATTTCATCGCTGACCGGGGTTTTTTCACGGATGCGGGGAGGAGGGAGTGGTCATGGAAAGTAATCTGACCGGCACACTGAATGCGGGCCTGTGCCTGGTGACGGTGCTGGCCCTTTTTCTCTACCGCCGGAACGGCGCCAGATACAAACCGGGAATAGCCTGGCTGTCGTACCTGCTGATGCTGGGCTATGCGCTGGTTCCGTTCCGTTTTCTGGCCGGACATTACCCGTCTTCATCCTGGCCTGTGGTGCTGATGAACGCGCTGTTCTGCGGGCTGGTGCTGTGGGCGCGGGGTAATGTGTCGAAAATACTTTCACTGCTGAGGCTGCGATGAAACCGAAGGACGAAATTTTTGATGAAATTCTGGGTAAGGAAGGCGGCTACGTCAACCATCCGGACGATAAAGGCGGGCCGACAAAATGGGGTATTACGGAAAAAGTTGCCCGCGCCCACGGATACCGTGGTGATATGCGCAATTTAACCCGCGGACAGGCGCTGGAAATTCTGGAGACCGACTACTGGTACGGTCCCCGCTTTGACCTGGTGGCGAAGGCCTCGCCGGATGTTGCCGCCGAACTGTGTGACACGGGCGTGAACATGGGGCCGTCGGTGGCGGCGAAAATGTTGCAGCGCTGGCTGAACGTGTTCAACCAGGGCGGGAAGCTGTATCCGGACATGGATACGGACGGGCGCATCGGGCCGAGAACCCTTAACGCGTTACGTGTTTATCTGGAAAAGCGCGGTAAGGATGGCGAGCGTGTACTGCTGGTGGCACTGAACTGCACGCAGGGAGAGCGCTATCTGGAGCTGGCGGAAAAGCGGGAGGCTAACGAGTCGTTTGTTTACGGCTGGATGAAAGAGCGCGTTTCTGTGCCGGTTTACAGTGAAGTCGGTAAATCTACTTTGTAGCGAGTGCGGTATTAAACTCAACTGAAAAGCAAAACCCCGACTGCGGGAACAGGCCGGGGTTTTCAGTTTTCACGTCAAAGAGGAAATTGTGATCAGTGAGTACGGAGAAAATCCTCGTGGGAAAGTATAAAAGATTCTTTTTGAGGTTGTCCATTATGAAAGGCATAGAAGTGGAAACTCCCGCGAGCCTTGATCTGACGAGGGCGGCAGCCTTTGCAATTCGCCTTGTGGCGGTCGCTGTTCTGATTTGGGCTGTACGTTGGTGGTGATATGACGCGGAAACACTGGACACACAGAATGCCGCGAATGGCGGCGAAATGGGCACTGGTAGCGATACTGGTGCCTTTTTTACTGGTGGGGTGCGCCAGCCTGGATAAGGCGCGCCAGATATTCGAAGCTGCCGGGCAGGTCTGCCGGATTATTGATGGTGTCCGGCAATGTGTGCAGAACTGATCATGCATGTCAGCAGAATATTTTGCTGAAAAATGAGGGTGCCAGCGTCCGGAAAGCATGAAATTCTGTTGCATGAATCAATTTATCTTATTCATTCTGAATCATGCCGGGTCCAGATGAATTTTGATCAACAACCCTGTCGGTAATGGGCATTTTGTATCAACAAGAAGACGAAGGAGAAAATATTATGTTTACAGTTAAAACCATCATCAACGGTGTTACGCATATTTGTGAGCAGCCATCCATCTCGATAGCCAGGGCTGGTTCTGAAACGTTCGCAGATACTTTAAAACTTACTCATAACTCAGCCAGCCCGGACTTCGCATACTGGCTCCCGGCTATCTATGAAGATCCAGAAATGACCAAAGCGCTGCAGGAGGAGGAACTGGTTATTAGCGACCGTACTGATGTGCTGGATACTGATGCTATTGCAATCATTATTGAGGAATACCCAAGTAAAAATTACCCGGGAGCTGGTGATGGTTGCCGTTATCAGTTTGTCTACCCTGGCGATCAGGTTTATGTGATGAACTCCTGTGGTTCAACCATTGAAACGGTGAAATAAGGCATTACAGCAGCCCTTCAGTGAGGGGCTGCGATAATGCCAAAGTTCGCCATCGGCACCCGCCGCGCACCCTGCGCACTGGCCGATGGTGGGCTTTTCAAATTACAACATCGAGGCTGTATGCGCGAAGAATTAACAATCGTCTATCGCCCGTTAAAAGAACTGATACCGTGTGCAAGAAATGCCAGGACCCACAGCGATGAGCAGGTGGCGCAACTGGAATCCAGTATTAAAGAATTTGGCTGGACTAATCCGGTGCTGGTTGATGAATGCGGAGAAATTATTGCCGGACATGGGCGAGTCATGGCAGCCGAATCGCTTGGCATGAACACCGTTCCGGTAATTGTCCTTGCTAATCTGACCGATGATCAGAAACGGGCGTATCGTCTGGCAGATAACCGGCTGCCGATGAATGCTGGCTGGGACGTGGAACTGCTGAAGCTGGAGGTTGCAGATCTGCTGGATGTTGATTTCGATATTTCTCTGACGGGGTTTAACCAGACTGAGATTGACGAACTGCTGACTGAGGTTGTACCAGGTACAGAACATGAGGATGAGCCGTACACGACGAAAATTGACTCGCCGGTATATGAGCCGTCAGGGGTGCTGCCTGTCGTTAGTCAATTGTACGACGACACGAAAACGCAGGAACTGGTCAGCCGGATACGTTCGGCCTCCCTTGAGCCTGATATCGAAAAATTCCTCCTGAGTGCCGCAGAGCGGCATACCGTTTTCAATTTCAGCAGAATAGCGGATTACTATGCTCACGCTCCGGCAGAAATACAGGCGCTTTTCGAAGAGTCTGCACTGGTGATCATTGATTTTCAGCAGGCCATTGAGCACGGTTTTGTCCGGATGACTCAGCGCATGGTGGAGATCATGCATGGCGAGGAGGAGGAATATGCAGGATGATTTTTGCGCCTTTATTCTGACTCACGGGCGACCAGACAAAGTTCTGACTTACCGGACATTGCGCCGCGCTGGCTATACCGGGAAAATTTTTATCGTTGTTGATGACGAAGATCAGACCCGGCAGCAGTATATTCAGGCGTTTGGCGCTCAGGTGCTGGTGTTTTCTAAAACGGATATTGCCAGCCGCTTTGATGAAGCAGACAACTTTGGCGACCGGCGTTCAATTTTTTATGCCAGGAATGCCTGTCCGGATCTGGCAAAAAAGGTTGGGTGTAAATACTACATCCAGCTCGATGACGACTATCATGAGTTCCAGTTTCGGGTGGATCGCAATTATGACCAGGCTTATTTCCCGATAAGGAAACTGGACGCGATCCTTTCTGAAATGCTGGCGTACTACGAATCGATACCTGCGCTTTCCATCGCTATGGCGCAGGGTGGTGATTTTCTTGGTGACAATGGCGGCCACGCTGCATGGGTGAAACGTAAGGCGATGAACAGTTTTATCTGTTCAGTTGATCGGCCGTTCTCATTCATGGGGCGCATTAACGAGGACGTGAACACATACACGAATCTCGGACGGCGTGGTGAATTGTTTATGACGGTTGGCGCCGTCCAGTTGGGCCAGAAGCAGACGCAGAAAAACAGCGGCGGCATGACCGAGCTGTATCTGGACGCTGGTACCTACGTTAAAAGTTTTTACTCCGTCATGTATGCCCCATCGTGTGTGAAAATCGCACTGATGGGGGCCAGCCATAAACGTATTCACCATCAGGTCACCTGGAATAACGCTGCAGTAAAAATCCTTCACGAAAAATACAGGAAGAAGACACCCTGCTGACAACAAGGGGGTGAAAGTGATTCCGTATCAAAAAATTGAATCTCTGGCTGCGTGTCGCATGACGCCGCAGCAGATAGCCGATGTTCTCGACATCGACCTGGATGAACTGAAACAGGATCGGGAATGCCTCGGAAAATTTTACAGGTACATCAGAAAAGGAAGAGCCAAAGGCGAGGCCGAACTGAGGGCTGCGCTGTTTAAGCTGGCCCGAAAAGGTGATGCCTTTGCCCTGCGTGAACTACTCAAGGTGGATAAAAATCAGGACTAACTGATGAGCAGACCGGACTGGGGGGCGTTGCAGCAGGAATATATTGCTGAATACACCCGCTCCGGCATATCTCCGGCGGCATGGTGTGAAGCAAGGGGACTGAATTACGCAACAGCCCGCCGTTACATCAAAAAACCTCCGAAAAATGCGCAGGATAAATTGCGCAAAACTGCGCAAAAAAGTGCGCAAAAAAAATCTGCGCAGACTGCGCAAAAGCGGAACGGAAAATCTCAGAAAAAAAAGTCCGGGGTGGTTGTTTCTCCGGAGACAGAAAACGGCCTGGAAATTTCATTCGATCCGGATGAGTTCGGTATTTCTGATCAGCAGGCGAAGTTTGCGATGCTGGTTGCTCAGGGAAAAAACCTCATCGAAGCATACCGCCTGGCGGGTTACGAGGGTACGGGAAACGTAGCAAGTGCCGCAGCTTCTCGCCTGTTAAGAAATGTTAAGGTTTATCGGGCTATCTCATGGTTCCGCAATCAGTACCAGAAACGCTACACCGCCGAACTCGATAAACTGGTGAGTCAGCTTGTGGCCATCGTCCAGGCTGACCCTAACGAACTGGCGCAGTTCCGCCGCGTTAACTGCCGCTACTGCTGGGGCGAGAATCACCTCTACCAGTGGCGAGACATTGCCGAATTCGACAAGGCAGCAGAAAAGGCCAGTAAGGACGGAAAGCCTGGTCCTGAATATGGCGGGCTGGGCTTCGTTGATAACGCCATACCCAATCCTGACTGCCCTAAATGCTGCGGTGAGGGTACTGGTCAGTTTTATATGGCTGATACCTCACTGCTTGAGGGGGATGTGCGGCAATTATATGCAGGGGCAAAGCTTGGAAAATTCGGTGTTGAGATCCTGCTGGAGGATAAGGCTGCTGCCCGACGCGAGCTTATGAAGTTGCTCATGGCGACGAGGGGAAGTTCTGCTGGTGGTGCAACTGACAGCCGCAATGATCTGGAGCTTGAAGGACTGAAGCTTCGCAACGAAAAGCTGCGCACTGAGATTGAAAATCTCAAAAAAGGCGTGGGTGGTGAGAATAACGAAATAATTATCCACAACTCTCTGCCGATGCCGGGAGTGGATAATGTCGACTGAAATCTACCTCCCAAAACCTCACGAGGGGCAAATAGCTGCATGGGCGGCGGCAATAGAGGAACGCTTCCACGCGGTATGCTGTGGTCGTCGCTGGGGTAAAACGGTGATGCTGGTGAACATCGCTACCAGTTTCGCGACGCGGAAATTTGCCGTTCCTACCACCGGGCAACTTATCGCGGGTAGGGTGGGGATTTTTACCGCACAATACCGCCAGTACCAGGAAATCTGGGATGAAATTAGCGCCGTTCTGCAACCGCTGATCCTCAGCCAGTCAAAAAATGAAAAGCGCATCATTCTCCGTAATGGGGGGCGCATCGACTTTTGGGTAACGGACAATAACAAACTGGCCGGGCGTGGGCGTAAATATCACGCTGTGCTGATTGATGAGGCCGCATTCACTAAATCGCCGGAAATGCTCGAGGAAATCTGGCCCCGCGCTATACGCCCGACGCTTGTCGATTACCGTGGCTGTGCGTGGGTATTTTCCACACCAAACGGTATCGACGAGAGCAATTTTTTCTACGCGATATGCCACGATGAATCCCTGGGGTTTGTCATGCACCATGCGCCAACTTCATCGAATCCCTATATCCCAAAAGAGGAACTGGAGGAGACGGAGAAGAAATCAGATCCGCGCGTGTGGCAGCAGGAATATCTCGCCGAGTTCGTGGACTGGTCCAAAGATGCGTTACTCGATGTCGATAAGCTGCTGGTGGACGGTCAGCCAATTGAGATGCCGCCGCACTGCGACATGATTTTCGCAGTGATGGATACGGCGCTGAAAGGCGGGACCGAAAATGATGGTACTGGCGTGGTGTATTTCGCTTATGAGTCAACGTATTCGGACGAGCCAAAACTGACGATTATTGACTGGGATGTGACGCAAATTAAAGCGTCATTGCTTCCTGAATATATCCCCGGCGTTTATGACAACCTCGAGCGCCTCGCGAAATTATGCCGTCCGCGTCTGGGCAGCCAGGGAATTTTTATAGAAGACGCCGCGATGGGGGCAATCCTCAACCAGAAGGCGGAAACCGAAGGCTGGGATATGACGCCGATTAAATCGGCACTAACCAGCAAGGGCAAAGACGAACGGGCGGTGATGGCATCCAGCTACCACTATCAGGGGATGTGCAAAATCGTCCGGGAGGCTTACGACAAGACCGTTTCATTCAAACGTACCACCGCAAACCACCTCATAAAACAAATCGCCGGGTTCCACCTGGCCGACAAAGACGCGCATAAACGTGCTGATGACCTTTTCGATTGTTACACCTATGGGTTGATCATCGCGCACGGTAATTACGCGGCGTTGTAAAAAATCAGGATATTTTTGATGGCAGAGATCGAGATTACTGGCGGCCTCGGTTCAGCACTGATGCGTATTCTTGAGGCTGAAGAAATTCAGCCGGGAACCGATATCGGCTATGAATTGTGTAAGCTGCTGTGGCAATTCCATCCTCTGGGCGGAAAACTGGTCGAAAAACCCATACTGATGGCGATGTGTAAGCCGCGCCAGTATAACGTGGAGACAGACCCTGACGAGAGGGTTGTGCGGCGTTTCCAGGATGTATGGGAACGTATGAAGGTCAACGAGAAGATTAAAAATCTGTTTTTTCTGTCTCGGTGCTATGGCGCCGCTGCTATTGGTGTGGGTACCGACAGTGTTTCGTGCAAAGAACCTCTCCCGACATTCGGGCTGACTGAGGATGATGTGTATATCAACGCATGGGACCCGTTGAACGCATCCGGCTCGATGGTGACTGACCAGAACCCAAACAGCCCGTTTTTTCAGGAAGCCAATAAAAAGCTGAAGATTGGCGGAAAAGACTGGCATCCGTCACGCACACTTAAAATCTTCAACGGCACACCGATTTATCTGGAGTTTCAGAGTTCATCGTTCGGGTTCACCGGGCGAAGCGTGTTTCAGCGAGTTCTTTATTCCCTGAAATCCTATATCAACACGATGGAAGCTAATGATCTCGTCAGCCAGAAGGCTGGCGTACTGGTGGCTAAAGTTGTGCAGAACGGTTCGAAAATTGACGGAATCATGGCTGCTGCTACGGGGCGTAAAAGGGAAAACGTGAAAGCCGCCAAAAATAAAGGCGTGCTGAGTATTGGAAAAGACGAAGACGTAAGCTCACTGAACCTGCAAAACATCGACGGGGCGCTGAATGTCGCCCGCGATAACATCATTGCTGACATTGCCGCAGGGAGTGACGTTCCGGCCATTATTATCAAGGAAGAAGCGTTCAGCAATGGATTCGGTGAAGGTAAAGAGGACTCGAAAGCTATCAGTCAGTATATCGATGGTGTGCGCCAGCAGATTGAGCCTGTGATGGATTATTTCGAGCGTCTGGTGCAGTACATCGCGTGGAACGAGGAGTTTTATCAGTCGCTGAAAAATGATTACCCCGACATCATAACAGACGACTATAAAACCACATTTTACCAGTGGCGGCGCGAATTCACGGCGACCTGGCAGGAGCTGGTAGAGGAATCACCGGATCAGCGGCGAGAAAGCGACAGCAAGGTCATTCAGCAGGCTGCTGGTCTTTATGCAGTTGTTGTTCCACAACTTGATCCGGAAAACCGCGCCGCCGTCACTGAATGGCTGGCGAGCCTGGTCAATTCCACGCAAACCTACGGCGAAGCACCTCTCATCATTGATGTGGATGCGCTGGCAAACTACGAACCACCGAAGCAGGAGACGCCTGATGGCAACTTCCAGTCGGGCGGTGAGGAAAAAGAAGCGGATCAGGACGCTGTATGAAGTTCTGACAGATGCCGTTAACTACTACGTGAATCACGGGTGGGATAGCGAGAAATCATTGCTCGAATGGTGCCGGAAACTCCGTGTGACCGCTCAGCGTGAAACCCCTGATGACATCGTAGCCAGAAAACATCTCACCGCTATCTACAGCCGTCTTGTCATCGACGGCGGGGCATTACGGGACCAGCCCGCAGACGGTCCGAAAAAAGTTACCCTCGACAGGCTGAAACCTGAGTTTCGCAAGGAACTCGACAGGCGAATTTTCGCCAGTGCCAGTCTGATAAAACTCAACCGCGAACAGGCCATCGAGAAAACCATACAGCGTTTTCAGGGGTGGGTTACGTCCATTCCGCCTGACGGGGTGAGCGAAATTGATCGCCGGGAAGTGAAGGCAGGGTTTCAGAAATCCGTGAAGGATATGGATTTTATCAGCCGCCGGGTGGCAATCGACCAGGGGCATAAGCTGGCAAGTAACGTTAAGTATCTGCTGGCAGTTCAGGGTGGCGCTATTGCCCTGCGCTGGCATTCAAACTGGCGACGTCCCGGTTACAACTACCGACAGGACCACAAGGAGCGCGACGAGAAGATTTATCTCCTCCGAGATTCGTGGGCACTGGAGCAGGGACTTATTAAGCCCGTATATGGTTTTTATGACGAAATCACCGCTGCCGGGGAGGAGGTGTATTGCAGTTGTGATGCTCTGCCGATCTACGCTCCTCAGGAACTCCCCGTCGAATTTTTAACGGAGAAAGGAAAACGTGAGTTTAACCGAGCTTGAAGTGGCGGAGCGCATCAGGGACGGCACCGTACCGTCTCCGGTGAAATTCTCCAACATGTGGCTGGTGAATTTGCGCATAACAGGAACCGGGCTGGCGTATCGCGCCGGGCTGAAAGAACACGTATGGCGTGATCCGAAGCTCTATCTGAACGAAGAGTTTTTGAGGCGCTGTAATGGGTTGCCGGTTATCGCAAATCACCCGGATGAAGCTGTTCTGACGGAGGAGGATTTTAAATCGCGGATCGTCGGTAGCGTCATGCTGCCGTATGTCCGGGGCGATGAGGTATGGGCGGTGTGCCGGATTTACCTCAAAAGCATTGTTGAAGAAATCACTGAGGGGGATGTTTCGACAAGCCCGTCGGTGGTGTTTAACAGCACATCAGGAAATGTGGAAGTACAGGAGGGTGACACCAATTTTTTAATCGAAGGTGTTCCTTTCCTTGTGGATCACATCGCCCTGGTGACGAAAGACCACGGCTCGCTGGGCGTGTGGGATAAAGACCGGATCCCCGCAGGGGTTGAAGTGACAAATACAGGTGAAATCGAGATGGAAAAAGAAGAACTCCAGGCCCTGTTACAGGGGGTTGTGAGCGATGCCCTGAGCGGCATTAATCAGAAAATCGATGGTGTCGTCACGCGCATGGACTCACTGGAGCAGCGGGACAAGGCACGGGCGGATGCTGAAGAGCAGGCGAAAAAAGAGGCCGAAGAAAAGGCCAAAGCCGACGAAGCCGCAGAGGAACAGCGTAAAGCTGATGACGCTGCGGCAGAAGAACAACGCAAGGCTGACGAGGCCGCTGCGGAAGAACAGCGTAAAGCCGATGAAGCAGCCGAGGAGCAGCGCAAAGCTGACGAAGCGGCAGAAAAAGAACGCAATGATTCTGCCCTGGCAGAAGCGCAGGCAAAAGCCGACTCCGCATTCAGTGCCTGCGGTAAAAATGCGCCTGCGCCGTTCTCTGGTGAAAACGCGCTGGACTACCGCAAGCGTGCGCTTATCGCAATGCAGAAACACTCTCCTGCACATAAGGACGTCAATATTCGTGCGATTGCGGATTCTGCAACTCTGGCTGTGCTTGAGGACGCAATTTTCAGTGCTGCCCGTCAGTCCATCGAAAAAGAAATGATGAGTACGCAAGGGCAACTGCACAAACGCGTCCGCAACGACGAAGCCGGACGTCGCATTACTGAATACCAGGGCGATCCGAATGTCTGGCTGAATGCCTTCAAAATTCCGGGGCGTCGCCTGGCAAAAATCAACACTCAAGGGAACCTGAACAATGGCTGATATCAACTTCCATCCATTTAAAAACCGTGGGGCCTTTGGTGGCCTTTTTAACGTCGAATCCCGCGGTCTCATGCAGGGGGACGCGCAGGATGATCCGGCGATTCGTCTGCAACTTTGTTCCGGTCGGCTGGACAGCAAAATTACTGCCCCCGTCTGGGGCGGAGTTGGGGTAACGGAATGTATTGCCACGGCGAAAGACAGTGTCAACGGTGCAGTTATTAAGGCTGCTACAAAGAGCGCCTGTAACGCCTTTACGGTCTTTAATCAGGCGTTCCACGGTATCACTACGCCGGATAATCCGGTGCCGTTATACCTCGCAGGAGGTTTTGTTCATTATTACCGGATCGGCTCCGGCGCTCGTATTCCGTTACCCGTCAGTGCCGCTGTCGCCGCACTGGCTGACGGCAGCAACACGATTGATGCAAATGGTTTTGTCTGGGATCTGACGAAAAATGTCATTGATGTCTATACCGGCTCTCCGGGTGCTAACCCGAAAGTCGATATTCAGTTACTGATGATCTCTGTTGAGGGAAACCTGACGGTGAAAAAAGAGGACGGCGGTAACGTTGTCTGGGAAATCGGCAAGCCGTGCGGCCTGTTTTTAATTTAAGGGGATATTAATTCATGAGCGCATTTACTCCCGCGACGACTATTGTGTCGCCGTCAATGGTGCTGCCGGAAATGATCGTGCAACAGAGCATGGCTTCCGGGGCGTTTGAAGTCCTGGCTGGTGGTGCTCCAGCGGTAAAAATCAGTTCCAGTGATTTGATGGTCTATCAGAAATATCTGCGCATGACCTCGCAGGCGCAGGTCAGCCAGTCTCTGCCGGGTCAGTTACCGTCTTCCAGTATCTCTGGCGGCTATGACGGAATGATGACTTACCGAATTTCTTCCCGCTCGCAATACAGCTATCTCGATACTGATGCAGCAGATCGCTGGGGCTATTCTCTGATTGAAGGCCTGCGCCTGGCTAACCGTCAGGGACACGCTCAAATGTTGCGTAATATGCTGCTGTATGGCGTGAATGCAGCTAATAACGAGGGGATCACCAACTCCCCGAACGCAGTGACGCTGAATCTGGGCAACGACAGCAAAGGCAATGATTCTTACACCACCTGGGATTCCGGCGAGATGGCTAAATTTATGCTTGGCCTGATTGCTGACCAGAAAACCCGCATGTTGCTGCTGGGGCAGCCATTAACGACTGTCATTCTGAGTCCGCAGCGATTCATGAAGGCGCTGGAGTGGACAGGAATTGTTGAGCTGACCAGTTACCAGCGTCCTGGTGGTGGTACCGGAACGGTGGGAACGGTGGTTAAAGACGTCGCCGATAAGGCGACAGGCGACGACATCATTTTCTGCCAGGACGACACGCTGATCGGTAAAGGCGCTGGTGGTAATGACCTGATCATCGTTACGAACCCGACGATTGAGGTTCCGGAAGCGCGTCATACCATTAACACCAATATTTTCTCCACGCTGGTTCCTAACCAGCAGGCCGTCAACGTGATGTTCTGTGATATGGCAGCGCCGACGGAAATACCATCCCCTATGCCGGATGGTGGCCTGACCACGTTGTATACCATGCGCGCGACGCCGGGCTGGAACTTCCGCCCTGAGGGGATCACCCTGTTGTCTGCCAAATACGCATAAACGTTCAACCTGATAACGCGGGGAGCTAAATGCTCCCCTTTTTTGTGGGAAAAATTTATGAAGCTCTACATCGCTAACTGCTCACGTCAGCCGCACACGTTCAACTACAAACTCCCCGAAAAAACGCAGTCGTTCGGTGTGACAATTCCGTCCGGACGTCAGCATATGATCGAAAATCAGTCCGATATTATCGACCACATTATCCGACAGCATGAGCCTTACGGATTCCAGCGTTGTGACAAGGTGGACAAGAATTTTTCCGGTATCTGCTATTCCATCGATAAACCTGTGAGCGTCGGTCGCATTGAGGATTGCGCGGAGCAGAAAACGGAAAATCTGGAATCCCTGTCAGAGGAAATTCTCGCGGCCAGCGCCGTATCGCTGAATAACGCAGTGGATCAGGCAGTGATTCAGAGTGGCGAAAAACCTCAACCAGGTGGTATTGAAATGGAAATCACCGGGGAAGCGGTTAACACCGAACAGGAAAATCCGCCCAGCACAAAGCGAAATATTAAGGTTAAAAAATAATGACCCTGCGTCCGTCACTGGAGGGGTTTATTCGCTTTGTTCGTGACGACATGAAAGTACCGGTTCACGCTATTGCTGACGATGATCCGACGCTGGAATGTTGCTTTCAGTCTGCGATGGAGCTAATCCCTCACGATCAGGGGCTGGAGCGTTTACCCATCATCTATGTGCGAACGGTTTATAACGCTGCCGCCTCATTTCTCCTGAATTTCGCTCCCGGCTCGTGGTTTGCCGACCTGAGAAAAAAACTCAACCTTGGGAAACTGGCTACCGGGCTTGTCAGCGCGGCAGCAGACCAGGGGACATCGGGTTCGATCACCATCAGCGACGCGCTGAGTAATCTGTCTTTGCTGGATTTGCAGATGTTACAGGATCCGTATGGACGACAGGTTGTTGCGGTGCTGATGCAGATGGGCACGGTATGGGGTTACACGCCATGAAACTTTGTTTTGGGGTTATCGACCAGCCGTATGACTACGGCGACGAACCGGGAAAAACCACGTTTGACGTGGCCTGTGACCTCGAGGAGCGATACGAAATTTTTACGCACTTCTGGGAAATGCATAAGGAGGAGATTATCCGGGAAGCTGGCGAGATGCTGGCTTATCAACTGGTTAATCACCTGAAGCATAAAGCTCCATTGCCTTCAGTACAGGTGATGGGGAAGACCAGAGGGATTTTTCATCAGTTTCTGGAAGTCGAAGAAATGGCCGGGCTGACCATTAACGGAAATCCTGTGCCGACAAACGCTGCATTAATGGGGGTTAACTCACGGTTGAAAGACAAATACACCGGAGAGCGACGCCCGTCATTTATTGACGGCGGCCTGTTTAAAACCAGTTTTATAGCGTGGATAGGTAACGATGCCGAGCCTTGAGGAATTAGCTGAACAGCATGGCTCGCAACTCTCCTCAGTTCTTCAATCCGCAGTCGAAACCCTCTCATCAGGTCAGGAAATCACATTCAGGCTTTATGTCCGGCAGGTTCTGCCGCTGGATGGTTTCGTGTACTGGGTGAATGCGGAAATCGTGAGTTGTGACGAGCTGTGTCGCCTGAATATTGAATCGCCCACTCGTCTGAAAATCAAAGGCAGCCTGCATCGTCAGGTTATTGCGATTCAGGACGAGTCTGTCTCTAAGGACGTGAATAACATTATTTTCACCCCCGTACAGCCGGTTGACGATTTCAACGTCGAAAACCCGGACTGCATCTATCTGGGGGAGTATGGTGGCGTCCAGTTCGCTTTTTCACGAATGGAGAGCCGCTATCAGCAGTCGGGTATTTTTCATTATCGCGGTATGGCGATATTGCCAACCATGCGCTCTCAGATTATCGACTGCCCGGAAGAAATTTCCGACGAGCGGATCATTTCAAACAGCATCCCGCTCTGGCTGGCGATGAAGGATTTCGCCACGGTTTACCCGTCCTATCTCGTCCCGCAAAACCTCCGGCCGCCTTATATCGCTGTGGACGTCCGCAGCAGTACGCCGTTGCAGGCTGCGCCCATCGTTTATGGCGGTCAGCGCTTCCAGCTTGTACAGGACTCGGTACGCTTGACGCTCTACGGTTTCACGAACCGGATGGCGCTCGATTACGTCGACTCGGTGGTGAAAAGGGCGCTGGAAGAGGAGGAATTCGGCGTAACCAATATGCCGATTCCCGTCGATGCGAAATCCGGGCAGGTGGAAATCAACGCGCTGGCGAAGAAAAAAACCGTCGATTTTGAGGTGAATTACTACCAGACCACCACCAGGGAAATCTCTCAACAGTTAATCAAAAAAGCGATCTGTAGCTACGAGGTCAAATAATGAGCTTTAATATCGTTACGGTGAATGTGTCCCAGACGATTGGGGCTATTCCCACCAACCTTCAACAGATGTCGGCCGTTCTTTCCTTCGGCTCCACATTGCAGGAACCAGGCAAGCCGGTACTCATTACCCGCGATAAAGAAATCACAGAACTGGTGACGAATGCGATCGGTTCTCTGGTTGCGGCGCCGGGCGCAAAATCCTCTGGCAACGCCAACGTCACCCTGACATTACCTGATGGTGTGACGATTAATCGTGATACTTCCTCAGAGGTGAATATCACCGTTTCCGGCTGTTTTCCCGACGCGTGGAACGGCACGTTCACGGCAACGGTGGCGGGAAACAACTCACTGACCTGGACGATAGCGGGTTCGGACTTAAACGGCTCACCGACGACGCTGGGACAGTTTTCCATCGATGGCGCCGAAAATCTGGTGACGGCAGTAAACACGTTTTTTGCCCAGGGAAATTCCGTCGGGACTTACCTGCTGGAGCTGGGAGTACAGAAAGGCGGAGTCAGTAAGGAAATCGCTGCGCTGAAAGCTTACCTGGAAGATCCGCTCAAACGCTTTTACGCATATCTGGTACCGCAGGCGTGGGACGGAAACGCGGAGTTTATCACCCTGGCGAAGCTCCATACGGCGAACGAAGCGATGCAGTATTTCTTCGTGCTGACGAAAACGCCGTCGGACACCAATTACGTTTCACCGTATGCAGGTATTAAGTCGATTATTGCTGTGGCTGACGACACGTATCCGGCGACGAACGCGGCTGCATCGGCGCTCTGGAATTTCGTTTCTGCGTCCCCTTCGGAAATCAACAAAGTGCCGCCGATGGCATTCCGCTATTTGCAGGCTGTTAACGCCCACAAGGGAAAAGGCTCAATCCTTACCACGATGACGAAGCAGAACATCAACTACGTCGATACGGGGGCCGAAGGGGGGATTTCCAACACGATTCTGGTGAAAGGCGTAACCAGTGACGGCAACGATATGACGTACTGGTATTCCGTGGACTGGGTGCAAATTAACGTGGATATGCAGCTCGCGAATGCAGTGATCAACGGCAGCAATAACCCAATTAACCCCCTTTACTACGACCAGGACGGCATAGACCGGCTGCAGCAGGTCGCACAGGGCGTATTCAACACAGGCGTGTCCTATGGCCTGGTAAACGGCCAGCCAGTCGTGAATGCGGTGCCTTTCCGGCAGTACACCAGAACCAACCCGAACGATTACGGCATCGGTCGCTATGCGGGCCTGTCGGCTGCCTATACGCCGATGCGCGGATTCACCGAAATCATTTTCAACATCAATGTGACTATGCAACTTCCGTGAGGTACTGAGTCGTGCCAAATCCAATGATCCCCGTTGGCACCCTTAACCGGGTACGCGCCAGCATTAAATTTACTTCTCATTCTGAACTCAACGTCTCCGCTTCATTCCTTGCGAAGGAGGGCGTGGAGTTGTCCTTTCAGGGCAATATCACGGAATTTTTACCCGCCATGACGGGCGCGGTGCAGTCACCGCAGCCGTACATGATTTTACAGGCGCGTGTTCATCTGCTGCGCAGTCAGGCGCTGGGGAAACAATTCAAGGCGCAGTGGGAAAAGAACGCCACGATAGGCGACGCAAAAGTGTATAGCGACAGCACGGTGTTCGGTGACTTCGATATCTACAACACGGCAATCACCAATGTGCAGGATATGACCTTCGCCGGGGGCGAGCCGGGTGTGGCCATCACCATCACCGGCACGTATTACATCAACTCTGAAATGTGGGATCTCGTATGAAAATCGCAAGAAATTTAAATCTGATTATTCCCGTCCAGACTGAGAAAGGGAAAGCCTGGATACACGCCACCCCGATCAACAAAGAAGTGTTTAAAGAGCATTTCTTCATTCTGAGTAAGACTTTTTCGGTGATATTTTCCGAAGGTCTTGGCGTTATCGCGGGGCCGCGCATTGCTTACCTCATGCTGGAGCGGATCGCCGGAGATATGAGTATCTGGGATGGTGAAAAAGGTGTACGTAACACACTGGTGAATGAAATCATTCGCCTGGCGAATCTTGTCTATCCGGTGGAGGGGAAAGGTTACGACACGATCCCGCTTGATATGGCGCTGGAGCGTAAAATTGTCGATCTGGATGAGGTGGCAGGGCAGCTTGTTTTTTTTACATGCATCTCGTCGCTAAATACACCAGAACAGACGGAAGAAATGATGCTGACGGTCAGTGGAATGTGGAACAGTGTCGCCTCATCCTTGAGTCTTACGGACTGGATTGCTTCATTGCCGACATCGAAGCCCATCGCCAGTACTGGCGAGACGGTGAGCACATCATCAGCGAAATCCTCGACTTTGCATCCGGAGCCGGATTTAGCGACATCTGGACAAATTCCGGTCTGAACCTGAAAACGGCAGCTCAGCTACGCGAGCTGCTTAAATTCAAAAATCCTACAGGAGTGATGTAATGGCTGGTAATCAGATGCCAGTGCTGACGCTTGATGTAAACGAGGATCAAATCAAGCGTCTTGAGGCGATTTTTGAAAAGTACCAGAACGCTTTAAAAATTGGCCCTGGTGGTTTTCCGATGAGAATACCGGATCAGAGCGGAAGTCGGAGCAGGGGGGCGAACCTTCCCGCTCCGGCGAATTCGGGGAAAAACGGAGCAGGAGCCGCAGGCCGGCAGCGTGATGAAAAAGGGCGTTTTATTGGTTCAGGTAAGAGTACGGACGCGTTCGTCAGTAACTACAAAATAACCGGCGAAACGATGTTTGATAAGTACCTTAACAGCCTGGGTAAAAACGCGCAGGCGACGTTAAAAACTTATAAACAGATCAATTCAACGCTCTACCAGACCAATTCACGACTGAAAACGCTGTTTAAAACGACTGTATCCTGGGGGAGTAAAATTGCGGCGCTTGGGTCGGTTGGCGCTTTCGGGTACGGGTATATGGCGAGCAAGGTTGCAGCGCAATATAGCGTGGCTCAGGGGCTTGGAATGACCACCGCCCAGATGCAGGCAGCCAGAAGCACCTATTCTCCGTATATTTCCGGTACCAGTGAACTTGTGCAGCATCTGGCTAATGCGCAGAATAACCCAAACGATCCGAATTATTCGGGCTTGATGGCGCTTGGCATTAACCCAAAAGATGGTGCAGCAAAGAACTTGCCTAAGCTGATGAGCGCTATTGCGTCGTTGGTTAAACAATATAAAGGCTCAGGGCTAACCCAGGGCGTTATTAACGGATGGGGAGCGGGATTTGTCGATGTTGCGACGGCCAACCAGATCGCTGCCAATCTGGATAAAATCCCTCAACTGAACGAGCGATTCGCGACTAACACAAAGTTACTAGGTGCCTATCTGACGCCCGCTATGCAGGCGGATTATCAGGACACTGCGAGCAATCTTATGGTGAACGGACACCGAATATCCAATAGCTGGCAGGCAGCGGTGGCAAGCCTGAATCCCCTTATTAGTAGTACGTCGGACAGCGTGACATCCAGTATTGAAGGCTTTCTGAACGGAGGGAATTTCAAAAAGGTTCTTACTTTTGTTAGCGGTGGGTTAGAGAAGCTTGGTAAATGGTTAAACAGTGAACAATTTCAGCGTGATCTTGACGATTTTTCTCGCGCTGTAAGCAAAGTGGTAAAAATGTTCTGGTCATTTGTTAAGTGGCTTGGAGGGGATGAAAGAAAAGCACAAAGTGGCGCTGATAATAATGATTCCTTCTTGGGGAATGTTAAAAATACCGTTTCTGAACATCCTGGTCTTTTTGGCGCGTTAGGTTTAATGCTCGGCGGCCAAAAGGCTTTGAAGTGGGGCGCGAGACTTGCACTTCGGCACCCTACTGTGCTTGCTGCAACTGCTTACGGTAGTTATGCCTATTCGGATCGAGAAAATATTGCCTCTGCAACGAGATCCTCATGGGATTACGCCAAAAGAAATACCGGCGATATGCTTCGCTGGATGGGCGTCGATACAGATATTGGACGGAAGCAGTACATAGTCCACGGAACCCCCGATGTTGCGATGGATATACCCGGTGTCCCAAGAACTTTAGCTGATCGCAACAATAACCCTGGAAATCTCCGCCCTGTTGGTGGAGGTGGCTTCCGTACCTTTGGCTCAGCCCTTGATGGGTGGAGTGCGATGCGTAAGCAGTTGATGATGTACTACAACGGTACCAGCAGAGCAGCGGGTTTTAAAAAGCTGAGAACCATTGAAGACATTATTAATCGGTGGGCGCCTTCCGGCGACAATAATAATCCTCAGGAGTATGCACGGCAGGTTGCTAAGTGGATGGGCGTATCTCTCAACGAAGTGCTCGATCTCAATAATCCTTCGACAATGGCATCCCTTATGCAGGCAATGGCGCGAAAAGAAGGCTATTCAGCATGGGGAAGTAATCTGGCATATGTGGCTGCTGGTGGTGGCAAAAATGACGTACAGATTCAAATTCAGCAAAAACCCGGATCCGACATACTCGCTCAACTGGCCGGGACTGCGTGGCTTATGCCGAGGTAAACCATGTCACTAAATTACTTTGGGCAGGCTTTCAAACTGGCTTTTGAAGTCTCGCCCATTTTGCTTGTTGACGGTATAGCCTCGGATATTCCCGGTGGAGTGATGCCGATCGCCGTTCTGACCGAAGGGCTCAGTATTGTTAACGGCTTGCTGCATGGTGAGATCCGCACACGCTCGATGGCGGCTTTTACGCCGATGGCCGGGACAACGCTGATTCAGCAGGAAATCAGCAACCTGAATTTCTATAACCAGGTAACGGCGGCGAACGCGACTATCAGGAAGCCTAACCGGGTAGTCATGCAGATGATCCGCCCGGCATCGACGGAGGACGGAGGCTACGCCACGAAGGGGATGACATTCACGGCGCTGAAAATGGCGCTTGATATGCATAACCAGTATGGCGGCTGTTACACCGTAATGACGCCATCTTTCATCTACACGCGCTGTCTGATGCGGTCTTTTGTCGATACGTCCGGATTTTCCGAGCAGAACAAGCAGGTGCAGCACACCTGGCAGCTTGAGTTTGAGCAGCCATTGTCGTCTGTCGAACAAACGGTAACGACGCTGGCGAGCGTTCTGGATAAATTCGACAAAGGCATACCAGAAGACGGACCGCTTTCGTGGTCGGGTATTAAGAGCCAGGTCGCACTGGAGTTTGGTATTGGTATATGACAAGAACAATTCCGTTCAAACCAGACGGGCGAGAGCCGTTTCAGTTTACGGCCCGCATCGGAGAATATGAAACATTCGCCCGCGTCCCGTTCAATCTGTACGCAAATCGCTATTACCTGGAACTGAAAGGCAGTTCCGGTGAGGTTATTGTGTATACCCCGTTAATCGCATCCCCTGATGGTTACGATGTTAATCTGGCACTGCCTTGCTCGCCGGGGAAACTCATTTTTCGTGAAAGCACCAATCAGTTTGAGGTTTCGTAATGCGTTATTACCGACTGGAAATCATTAATCCTAAAACAGGTAAGCCGCCAGTGGATTGCAACGGTAAATCTATCGGGCCTTTTGATACCAGTAAGACACCAGGGTGTGGGTTACATATTGAATTTGACTTTGAAGTAACCGGCCTGGATGTAGTCTGTTCGGGCACGATGCTGACGATCTATGGATTACCAATTGACATGCTGAAGCAAAGCGTGAGTTTGCAGGGTTGTCTGATCCGTATGAAAGCAGGCTTTGTTCAGGGGTTACCACTGGCAAATAAGGATCAACAGGGGGAGGTAATCTATGGTGAAATTTATCTGGCCTATGCCAACTGGATCGGCACGAACCAGACTTTAAACCTGGTAATAAATCCAAGCATACGCAAAACCGATGACGGTAAACCTTTTTCAATTGAGGGGCAGGGGGAAGCAGGGGAAAGGGTGGGCGATGTTTTAGTCCGCGCTTTTCAAAAAGCATATCCCAATAAATTGATTGATTGCACAGTCAGCGACAACCTGGTTTTGCCAGAGCCGTGGACGGGCAAATATACGGAGATTGGTTCTCTGGCTATGGTCGTAAAAAACGCCTCTATTGCGATGATGCGCAATGAGAAATACAGCGGAGTTGCCATCAGTATTCTTTCCGACAGAATACGAATCTACGATAACGCATCGGCAAAGTGGGGTGAGCCCAAAACAATTCATGCCCATGAACTTATCGGCCAGCCGACCTGGATAGCACCGTTCACTGTCAGCTTCAAATGTCCTATGAGGGGCGATATCAGGTGTGGTGATGTGGTTAAATTGCCGGAGGGGCTTTATTCTGGCGCCGCGTCGATTGTGATGGCTAACACAACAGCCCCCAGCGTTATCTCCAAAAATTCGACCACGTTCACCGGAAAATTTCTGGTTAAATCTGTCAGACACATCGGAGCATATCTTACTGCGGACGGCGATGCCTGGGTGACGGTTTTCGAGGCTTATGCTGAGAACTGGTTGAGGGTGTAATGTCAAACGCTCAAAAATTACCATTTCTCCGAGCGCTGTCGGAAATGATGACCAGCTCTGGCAACCAGCAAGCCGAGCTGAAAGGGCGGGAATTACCCTGTCATGTGGTGGCGGTAAACGGCCAGATAGTCACTGTCCAGTTCGATATGCTGCCTGAGGGGATCACCTTTCCTCAGATAACAATCCCTGTGGCTACGTTCCCGTATATCCGTTACCCGATACAGCCGGGTGATCGAGGAGTAACAATTGCCGCTGATGTATCACTGCGCGGTGTGTCCGGATTGGGAACCGGTATGGCGACGCTCTCTTACTCGATGTCGCTCACCCCCCTGTTTTTCGTGCCACTGGCAAACAAGGACTGGTCAGACGAAGATCCGCAAAAAATCGTTCTGTACGGTCCGGATGGCGCGATCCTCAAAACAGAGGACGGCAGCAGTTCGGTTACCGTGGCGCCGGAAGAAATCAGGCAAAAGTCGAAGGCCGTTTACCTCGAGGCACCGGATATTTTCCTGAACGGGAAAATTCATCTCAACGGTCCAATCGTCCAGGACAAAGCCCAAATGAAGGATACCGCCGCTTCGCTGATTGGCCCTCTCAACGTCGAGAAGGATGCAGTTATCAACGGCGTGAGCGTCAGTGGTCATGGTCATGATGTGGTGGGTGTTCAAAGCGGCGGCAACACGATCACGTCGAAAAAACCAAATCCGGGTTAAAACCGGTTCACTTTAAATCACATCAATAAAGCGAAAGCCCCGATCTGTTCCAGCAGTCGGGGCTTTTTGCATGAATCGAAACGGGTACCGATTTTGTGCAGATCAAGAATAGTAAATTGAAACTGAGATTACTAGGAGTTGCGATGGAGATCGTCAATGTAACCCCCAAAGATATCTGTCGAATCCTTTGGCATGTTGTTGCCAGTATCTGTGTGATTATGCTGGCGTGGAAACTGATAAACCTGATTTAAGCCAGATAAAACGAAAACCCCGGCTGGGCCAACAGTCGGGGTTTTCTGTTTCTAACCTTGAATAAGGCAAGGAGAAAGCGTGCTTGATTTTAGCAAACTGATTCGGGAGATTCGAGTTATGGCTGAAAAATTAACAACCTGGAAGTTTTTACTCATCTGGTTCGTCTTTTTTATGCTGGCTTCTGGGTATTTTGTTGGTCAGATCCGATGGTGGTGAGGGCACGATGAACCCCTTCTGATCCCGGCGTTTTCATTACACCGGAATTTTTTGTGTTCTGGTGAAAATCGACAAGTGACTTTCTTTCTAATGGTCCCGTAAACGCGGGGCTGCCTTCTGAATGCGCATTCCGCGCGCACGTTTAACTTCGAGCCTATCAGAAAGCTGAGCCTGAGAACTGCCGTTGATAACGGATCATCTCGAAGGGCGGCTTTTCTGCGGAACTGGCTCAGCTTTCTAATAGGAGTTATCCATGAAAAATCTAACGGTATTAAATGGCATTGATTTTCGCGACCTGGTGTTTGTTGCGGAGCATGAGCCGGTGACTGATTCGTTTATGGTTGCAAAGGCGTTTGGTAAACGCCATAAAAACGTAATCCGGGACATAGAAAGAACAATTTCTGTATGCCCTGAAGAGTTTGATACAAAACTCAATTTTGAGCTTTGCTTTAAAAACAATGAATTACAGAATGGTAAGCCGCAAAAATTCTATAGGATTCGGAAGGATGGATTGATGCTTCTGGTTATGTCCTACACAAAGAAAGAGGCCATGAGAATAAAAGTTGCATACATAAACGCCTTTAACTGGATGTACGAAATGCTTCAGGTTGGCCGCCGCCAGTTTGAAGAGGAGCGCAACGCCATCATGCTGGAATACATGAAGGAGAAGGATGTTGCCAGTATGTCAGGTCGTTTGCTAAATCGTTGGGGAAGGGTGAAAAAGCCACAACTGTTGGCCCGGATTGAGCGACTGGAGCAGCGGGGGCAAATTTCTTTGCCTGGTTTCGGGAAAGCTGTAACGCACTGAGATTATGGGGGTGTTTGCCCCCTGTTTTTTCTGGGTAGTTAAAATATGAGAACATGGGGCCGCGTCACCGACGCGAACGGCAACAAAAAATGGGTTGCAGTAGAATCTGACGCCAACGGCGATTTCTCCTACGGTTGGCTGACTACCCTGATTCAGACGTTAAAGCTGGGGCTGGGAGAGTCTCCGTTTCACGCGAATTACGGTATTCCTGCGCAGCAGTGCATCGTGCAGCAGATTTACCCGGACTACTATGTGAACATGGTTCAGCAACAGTTTGCCGGGTATTTTGCATCACTGGCAATTTCAAAGGTAGATGGGGCAGAGAACCCCACCTATAACATCGATGTGGTGTTTTTTAACGGAACCAGCTACCGCGCGCAGGTTCCGGTATGAGTCAAATTTTCGGGCATCAGTTGGGCCAGTGACGTGTTAAGAAGTTCATCGCGTGGCATAACAATCCATCCGCTTTTACGGAGCAGGTGGATAGCCCATTCTGTGGTTATAACTGAGCCTGATTTGTGGTGCTCAATGTGGGTAACGGAGCCGTTTCTGACGCGCATGATGATATCAACATTCAGGGGATTTTGGGTATGAGCTGTATCTTCGCGCAGCTTCTTCTCGCACTCGATGAAGTATCGGCGGATCTGCCGACCTTTTTCGTTGCGTTCGACCATCGCCAGTTCTTTAGCGGTGTCGAGGGTGAGGTGGTAGTCCTTTGCTGGTCGGCCTCTACTGATTTTTTCCCGATTTTGGGAAATAATCAAAAAATCTTGGTTTTCAATGAATTGATACTCGCTGATTCGCTCGGTGATCCAAGTGGCAAAGCGTTTGCCTACTTCAAGAAAGGTGTGCAGATCGCGTGCATTACAGAGAAGGGCGGTTTCGTTTGAGATAGTACCGTTGAAAACGGGGATTAGTTGGATGGTCATAATAACCTCTTTTTGCTTTTTTCGAATTACCACTGTCGGAGTGGTGCCGGGAGGTTCGAAACGGTGCAAAAAGATACCGCGGACTTATTCCCCTTACGGGTGTTGTATTCGTCGCCCTCCCGACATTGATCGGGGATGTGACCGCGCCTGGCGCCATCACATAGTGCCTGGCATAAAAAAACCAACACTGTCGGGTGTTGGGTTGTCATCTTTTTGCGGAGGTTTCGACGCCTCATGCGCCCAATCATACCCAATTGGGCGCGGTTGTAAAGTCTAACAACTACTTATTGTCAAATACACATTTTTCAAAGTTTTTTATTACGTCATTGAAAACTGAATTCATTACCTCATAGGTTTTATGATCTATCTTTTTATCCAGATAATCTTTATTATTTTTCTTTATTTTTTCTTTAGTGTCAGCTATACCCTTTTTACATACTTGATAATTTATCTGCTGTTCGCTTAAACCGCCTCCATTGACAATCAAAGCAATTGCTGTATCCATATCTTGTATATTATATGAGTAGTGTAAATTATCAGGGATTGGTTGGCTGGGATTATCATAATAAACATCACCGAATCTCATTAGCATTATTCCTGATTTTCCATAAATGGAATCGGATAAGTATGCAGCATTCATATTTCCAGCGGTAAAATTATCAGTATGGCAAAAAAAACGCCGACCATATTGAAGCTGTAATTTATACATGACATTGTTGCAGGCAGCCCTTATCAAACGAGTGTGATTGTTTTCGTTTTCTTCAGCGTATGCTGGAAATGCGAGAATTAATGCAATTAATAACGTAATTAATTTCTTCATAACATATCCTTGAGATTAACCATGCCAGAAATACCAATTACTATGACCAGTGCGGGTGCGCAGCCTACGCCACCCAATGATTTGCTCGCGAATCTTATCACCAGAGTTGCTGAAAAAGTACCTGGATATACAGCCAACCTTCCCGCAGGGCTTATTACTGACCTTGCCAGTACAGCAGTTGGGGCGTTGGCCTTAATAGACCAGGCGAGGGTGGACCTTATTAACTCCGTAAGTCCGTACGGCGCGAACATTCCGTTACTGATGCAACTCGGCAACATGTACGGGCCACAAAGAGGAATGGGCACAAATACATCGGTATATGTGGTCTTTTCCGGTCTGCCGGGATTCGGTATCCCGAAAGGTTTCGTTGTTGGCGACGGTAACCATCAGTATGCAGTTTCCCGCGATACGGTGATTCCCGAAAGCGGGCAGACCGAACCAGTTTACTGTGTGGCCACAACGCCGGGTTCGTGGGCAGTACCGGAAGGAACGGTAACGCAGGTCATAACATCAGTACCGAAAGACCAGCCGGTTACGTGCACGAACATCACTCCCGGCCTTCCGGGAAAAAATGAACAGACATGGTCATCATATCGGGCGGTAGTGATGGAGTCCGGCATGTTCGGTGTGCAGGGAACTCCGGATTGCTTTAAGGCGATGCTCAAATCGGTAAGCGGTGTTCGAGAAAATCTGATTTCTTTCCGGCAGTCGTCGCTGGGGAAATGGGTTGCGGTTGTTGGTGGCGGTGATCCGTATGATGTGGCTTACGCGATTTACAAATCTGTACCGGATATTTCGAAACTGACCATCGATGTAAGCAATCCGTCAGGAGCAGCAGTGGAAAAGCGCACTGTATCAATCACGGTTTCGCCTGACGTGTATCAGGTGCCGTTTGTCATCCCGTCTTCGCAAAATGTCATGGTACTAATCACCTGGAATACTGTTTCTGATGATTATGTCGATCCCGCTGGCGTGGCACTGGCCGTTCAGCAGAATGTTGCGGATTACATCAACTCGATTGAAGTTGGTCATCCGATAAATCTGCTCAGGATTCAGGATATCTTCACCAGCTCAGTCAGATTGCTGGTGGACGCCACGCTGATTTCGACTATCAGTATAAGCATCGGTATCAATGGTCATATTGTCCAGCCAGCGAAAGACACCAGCCTGGTTTATGGTGATACCTATGCGTATTTTTCGACAATAGCATCGCAGGTTCAGGTCAAGAAACATGCAATATCCGACTGAAAAAATTCTTCCTGCTTATCCATTTGTGCAGTACAGAGATGATCCGAACATAGTGGCGTTTTTTGATGCCTACAATGAAATCGCCCAGGAATATCTCGATTCACTCAACAATCTGGCATTGCCATGCTGGACATCGGAATCAATAACCGGGCAGTTGCTGGACTGGATTGCGCTCGGTATTTATGGCGTTGAAAGACCTTTACTACAGGTTTCCGAGGAGGCAATAGCGCGGGGGGCGTATGACACAATTGAATACAACACTATTCCTTATGCAGCAATGCGTAACTATGTACCCGGTTCAGCATCATACGTTCCTGATGATTATTTTAAGCGGATATTAACATGGAATTTTTATAAGGCTGACGGTTCGCATTTTTGCATTGACTGGTTAAAGCGTCGTGTGGCGAGGTTTATTCACGGAAAAAACGGAATAGACCCGCCATTGCAGCACACATTTGATGTGAGCGTGACAGTATCAGACAGCATTTTTTCTATTCAGATACCAGAGTATGGCGACGGCACAGGCTATTTTCTGAAAGATGCCATTGACCAGAAATATGTAAAGCTTCCCTTCATTTATACTTATGCAACAACGGTAATTGGAAAATGATTCTTGGATTCGGAAATAATATTGTTTCCGCGCTGGCCGGTGATATTACGACAGTGCAGACCGATATCCCTGTCATGCCCGGAACGGGCGCAAAATTCGCTAAATTACTTTCTGCTGATTTTGAAAATAAATCAAACACGCAACGTGTATACGCAAAAATTACACTGACCGACAAGAAAGAGTCTGCGTTTGAAATTTGTCACCTTGTGTCAGTAAGTGGCGATGTACTGAATGTTATCAGAGGACAGGAGGGTACCACACCCAAAGGCTGGTATCTGAATGACGTTGTGGCTAACTTTGCCACGCGCGGCTCAGAAAACCACTTTGTACAGATATCGCAACTCCAGAGCGGGCATTATGTCGCTGGTGTGGCAGGAGGTACTGCAAATGCGTTGACACTGGAACTACCAGCGGCATTTTTTGTGAATGGTGGCGCTGAGTGGACGCTGCGGGCACCGCTTATTGTTTTTCCTGTGCAAAATAATACCGGGGCCGCGACATTACAGCTTACGCTGGGCGGGCGGGTGCTTGGTAAATTCCCGCTACTTAAAGGCAATAAATCACAACTCGTTGCCGGTGATATCCTGAAAAATGCTCCGTTATTGTGCATCCTGGACAATACAAAAACGTATTTCTCAGTGCTGAATCCGTCAGATATCTATCTTGGCTCAAGGTATTTGCAGAAAGAAAATAACCTCAGCGACATTCCCGATAAACAACAGGCTCTGGTGAATCTGGGGTTATCGGGCGTGGTGGCAAACCTTTACCCGGTTGGCGCGCCGATCCCGTGGCCGTCGGATGCGCTCCCGGATGGTGGTTATGCTTTTATGTATGGACAGGCCTTTGATAAGTCCGCTTATCCGCTGCTGGCGCGGGCGCATCCATCCGGCATTATTCCGGACATGCGGGGCTGGACGATTAAAGGGAAGCCCGCAGGCCGCGCGGTGCTTTCTCAGGAGATGGACGGCAACAAGGCGCACGGGCACACGGCGAGGGCGCTGGAGACCGACCTCGGAACGAAAACCACGTCACATTTTGACTACGGGACAAAAACCACCAGTGAAGACGGGGAGCACGTCCATGAGTTCGGCGGGCGTGTATGGTCGTACTGGGGAGATTCAAACCACCTTTCACTTCATGTCGGGAGCGGCGAATGGACGAAGGCGGGAGGGCGACACGTCCATACGATTACTATCGGCGGACACGTCCACACCGTCTGGATTGGCCCGCACGGTCACGTGGTGATAGTGGACCAGGACGGCAACCCGGAGACCACCGTAAAAAACATTGCATTTAACTACATAGTGAGGCTGGCGTGACTGAAAATACAAAGACATATTTTTCATCACAGACTGACTGTCCGTATTCCAGAGCTAAATATATCGGTTGCGGGGAGTACAGGACATATTGCGCAAAATCTGCTAATGCAGACAGCAGTAACAAAAATTGGGATGGCTCACACACTAATACACTGCATGTCGGTTCGCATGATCATACTGTATATCTGAATACAGAATATTTATCCGGAGTAAAAAATGGCGTTTAAAATGAGCAGCAAGGCGCAGACCATCAAAATTTATAACCTGCGGGCAGACACCAAAGAGTTTATCGGGGCGGGGGATGCGTACATTCCGCCGCATACGGGATTACCGGCTGACAGTACCGACATTGCGCCGCCGGAAATCCCGGAGGGACACATTGCGGTCTTTGACCCGGAAACCGGTGCATGGCGCCTGACTGAGGACCACCGTGGCGAGACGGTTTACGATACAAAGACCAGGCATCAGATGTATATTGCCGACCCCGGCCCGCTACCGGAGCACGTGACTACATTGCCTCCTGATGGTGAGTACCGGAAATGGGATGGCGAAAAATGGGTGGTGGACGCAGAAGCCGAACGTAATGCACTGATCGCAGAGGCGGCGGCCCGCAGGAAATCCTTACTGCAACAGGCGGGGGAGGTTATCGCCACACTGCAGGACGCCGTGGATTTTGGGATGGCGACGAAGGAGGAGGAGCAGCGCCGGGTGGCATGGAAAAAATACCGCGTGCTGCTGAGTCGCATTAATCCGGAAGATGCACCGGATATTGTCTGGCCTGTCGCCCCTGAAATGTAATTCCCTCCGTTCGTATTTCTGTTCTTTTTAACGTAATCAGACTTTTTTAATCCGGGATATTTTATGTCCGTACTGATATCGGGTGCGCTGGTTGATGGCGCAGGCATCCCCCTGTCCGGATGCCATATTATTCTGAAATCCCGTGTAAACACATCCGAAGTGGTGATGCGCACCATTGCTGATGTGGTGACGGGAAATAACGGTGAATATTCGTTTGAAGCGCAGGCCGGGAAATACTGTGTTTATCTGAAACAGGACTGGCGTGATGAATACTGTGTCGGTGATATTTCGGTTTACCACGACGCGAAGCCCGGCACGCTGAATGATTTTCTGACCGCCCTCAGTGAGGACGATTTAAAGCCGGATGTGGTCAGACGCTTTGAAGAGATGGTGGCGCAGGCGCAGCAGAGCGCCGAAGCGGCAGCGAAAAGCGAGCGGCTGGCGGGGCAACACGCCGCTGATGCGCAGAAGATTAAGGAAAACTGTCAGACGCTGGCGGATAACGTGCAGCAGAACGCTGAGGCCGTTGCCGACAATGTGCAAAAGGCTGAAAAACTGGCGTCTGAAACCGCACAGAATGCCGCCCGCGCAGAACAGGCGGCTAAGGACGCTGACAAGGCAGTCGACAGGGCCGTCGATAAACTCGGTGAGGCCGCAACGCTGACCGGTGAGGCTAAGGCCAGCGCCGAAGCAGCAGCACGGAGCGAGCAGAACGCGAAAAATTACGCTGATAATGCAGCCGGAAGCGCACAGCAGACCGCGCAGGATGTGACCGCCGCCACCACGGCCCGCCAGGATGCAGAACGTTTTGCGAATGAGGCTGAAAAAAGCGCACAGGCATCAGGTACTGCGCGTGACAAATCGGTTGACGCTGCCGAAAGCGCGCGCCGGTATCATAACGCCGCATCGTCAGCCGCAACGAGTGCGGAGCTGTCAGCAAATACGGCGCGTGGACATGTAAATGCCGCCACGGAACAGGCAAGGCGGGCAAAAGAAAGCCAGGATGCAAGCGCAGGCAATGCGCAGGAAGCAAAACAGTACAGGGACGAGGCGCAGCAGATTGTTGATGGCCTGAATGCCACGAACGCCAGCACGACAGAAAAAGGGCTGGTACAACTCTGCAGCGCCACGGACAACGACAGCGAAGCGCTGGCGGCCACGCCAAAGGCTGTTAAAACCGTCATGGATGAGGTGAAGACAAAGGCACCGCTGGACAGTCCGGTCTTTACCGGGACACCCACCACACCGACACCGCCGGACGATGCCGCCGGACTGGAAATGGCAAACGCGGCATTTGTCCGCAAACTGCTTGCTGCACTGGTTGACTCATCACCGGAAGTACTGGACACGCTGAACGAGCTGGCAGCGGCGCTGGGCAATGACCCGAATTTCGCCACAACGATGACGAACGCACTGGCGGGCAAACAGCCGTTGAGCGACGTGCTGACGTCATTGTCTTCATTACCCGCCACCGGAAACAAGGTGCCGTATTTCAGCGATAAAAACGTGATGGCGCTGGCAAACCTGACGGCGGTCGGGCGTGAGCTGACTGGTCAGAATTCGAAGGGAGAGGTGCTGGATTATCTGGGGCTGAAAGGTGCGGCCACCAAAGACGTGCAGACAGATATCTATGACCGCACCCCGGAGCGTGTGGCAATGCCGGGGGCGTTCGGATATGGTGCTTTTTTTCGCACGATAAAAATGTTTAGCGCAGATAAAGGACCGTCAGAATTTCTGCTCTGGGTGAGAAGCAATCCTCCGGGCCAGTATGCGGTTTCACAGTATGGTGGCAACGGTTATAACCCCATTCTGGAAGGTGTGGTATTTAACGGAATAGTTGAAATCAAAATCCCCGGTACGGTTGCCACTAACGAAAGCCATCACATAAAGGATAAACTCGTCATCTTTTATGGGAGTAACGGCGAGGTTTATCATAACCGTTTAATAGTGAATTCCATCAGTGGCGACAGGTTTCGTGGATGGCGAAACTGGTTGTTGGGTACGGACGGTATCGCAAACACTCTGAGTTCACTCAGGGGCAACGGGTACGGCTATCCGGATATCGGTGGTGTGGTGCTTGCGGCTTACTGTGGCACTTCGGATACGGATTCATCCCGTAAATTTTACCGCGGGGTGAGAGTGCCGGGCTCCCGGCTTGCCGTAATTTCTGTCACTGCCGTCTGTAATACGGGCGGCTCTTATGCCTCCACGCCCCAGGTGGTTGTGGCTTCGCCCGGCCTGTATCCGATGGCGGGAACATTTACTGCGTTGTCTGGTTCGCCCGGCACTTCCGGGGGCACAACCGCAGCAATGATTGGTCTGTTTGTCCGGACTGCTTAGGATGACTCATGAAAATTCAGGAAATTAAAAACGCCTGCTGGCTTGAAAGTGGTGCAGTTGACTGTGAGGTGTTATTTGAGGGAGAAACGGCGTTCGTCCCGTATACCGCCATTCAGGATGATACAGCAGAAACAGGCCGGCACATCTGGCAGGAGTTGCAAAGCGGCAAATGGGGAGAGATATCCCCGTTTAACGTCACACCAGAAATGCTGGAGGCGGCAAAAGCAGCAAAGCGCCAGGAAATCGAAGCATGGCGTGAGCAGCAGGAGTCGCAGCCGTTCACGTTTGAATGGAACGGTCATACATGGAACGGTGGCCCTGATTCACTGTCGCGTCTGTCGCCCGTCACCGTTGCCGCCAAAGCAGAAAACGCCCGTGATGTGTTTGTCTGGGGGGACGCCAGCAACCAGCAGGTACACATGACGATGGCACAGGCCGGGGAACTGGCGGCGGCGATGGCGCAGGCCAGCATGGACAGGAACAATGAAATTTATCTGCGTCAGCGGGAGATGAAAGAGGTGCTGAGCAGCCTGGAGGATTTAGGTTCAATCCGGGCGTTTAACGTTGAGTGATGACAGACCACCATGAGCGGTGTTTTGTGTCTGAAAAACGAAGCCCCGACAACGGGGCCTTTGCATAATTGCTTTGAACCTGCTCAAATGAGGATCTTCTCTGGATATCCAGAGAAGATCCTCGAATTTTTCTCGAAAACCCTCGAATAAACTGGTAACTATTTGAATCTATTAGTACGTAATGTAATATGTTTATGGTTAAAACCCTTTCATAAATTTGTGTAACAGATTGATTTTTAAGTGTTTTTCGGTTTGTGGGCGAGAACAGGAATCGTATTCGGTCTCTTTTTATTTAGATTATAAATCAATGGGTTATGTGTTTCCCCTCGAAATTCCTCGAAATTTCCTCGAATTTCTGTATTCCGGTCTTTTTGGTTATATCACATCCAAATCCAGTTTAACATTTCTTTTACAACAAAATCAGAGCATCACGTAAGCTTTATTATCGCGTTCATCGAGATAGAGTTTCGTGGTGTTCGCTGATGTGTGGCCCAGGAGTTTTTGGGCGAACACCTCGCCGTGCTCGTTTTTGTACAGCCGCCCGGCCAGACTTCGGATCTCGTGAAATGTCGGTGGATTATTGCTGAAGTTAACGCCGGAGGCTTTTCTTGCTTTTACAAATGTCTTTGTCAGCCCATCCGGGTGAATATTCCCGGTCGGGCTATTTTCCCTGATTCCTGCACTGATCATGAAATCAGTTCTGCTTACCAGCCGGCAGCGATCGATAACCGTTCCCAGACGTAACCCTGGCGCCTCAAGGGTCAGGGATCTGCCTGCCAAAATTGAACGCCTGGGCGCTGATGCCGGATGATCTGGTCATCGTAGAAAGCGCCCCTGAAAAAATCGACACCTTTAGCTGCAAAATGACAGTCCCGCCATCCGGTCATCATAACGGATTTTTCTTCTGCACCTACTGAAGCCCGCCATGGCAGGACGAGCATGAATCCGTCGATAACCTTATTGTGAAATTAAGACCAGGGAAAGAGGATGTCCGCCAGATAGACATTATGTGTAAATTTATAAAGGCTTTTTATTATGCCCTTGCATGTTGGAAGCGGATGTCTTCCCGCCACAATCACTAACCTTCGTATTAACTGTATTGCCCAATCTGCAACCCCGCCTGAAATGAGCTTATGGGAAAAAATTAAGGAGTTTTTCTGCTCAACGCACCAGACTGAAGCGCTGGAATGTATCTGGACGATTTGCCACCCTTCGGTCGGAACGACGCGGGAGGATGTGGTCAGCAGATTTGAACAGCTCAGGATGCTCGCGTATGCCGGATACGAGGAAAGCATTCACTCCGGCCGCCACGGGGAAAGCCACTTCTGTATCCTGGATGCAGACAGCCAGGAGATATTGTCGGTCACCCTTGATGATGCCGGGAACTATACCGTGAATTGCCAGGGACACAATGCAACATATCGCTTCACCATGGACATAGAACAGGGAGAGGAATGTACAGAACATGCGGAAGGGGCATCCGGGACACTCCATGTATCACCCCTTCCTGCCCCGGCGGCTCCACAGACACCAGCAGAGTATGATGCTGTCTGGTCAGAATGGAAGAGGGCTGCACCAGCAGAAGAGTTACGCGGTCGTGCTGCGACGGTACAGAGAATATGTACCTGCCTGAATAACGGCAGTCGAGAGCTTAATGTGGGAGAGTCAGGCCTTACCGCCTTACCAGACTGTTTACCAGCGCATATAACAACATTGGTTATTCCTCATAATAATTATCTGACTAGCCTGCCGCCGTTGCCGGCAGGACTGGAGGTGCTTACTGTCGAAGGTAACCAACTGACCAGCCTGCCGCCGTTGCCGGCAGGACTACAGATGCTGTCGATAGCAGGTAACCAACTGACCTGCCTGCCGCCGTTGCCGGCAGGACTACAGATGCTGTTGGTAGCAGGTAACCAACTGACCAGCCTGCCGCCGTTGCCGGCAGGACTACAGGTGCTGTCGGTATCAGATAATCAACTGACCAGCCTGCCGCTGTTGCCGGCAGGACTGGAGTTGCTGTCGCTCGATCGCAATCCACAACTGGTCCGCCTGCCGCCGTTGCCGGAAGGACTACAGACGCTGTCGGTTGAGGCTAACCCACAGTTGACCCGCCTGCCGGCGCTGCCGTCAGGCCTACAACGGTTGTATGCCCGCAATAACCAACTGACCCGCCTGCCGGAAAGCATCACGGGTCTGCCTTCAGAGGCAACCGTAAATCTGGAAGGCAATCCTTTGTCTGAACGCACTCTGCAGGCGCTGCGGGACATCACCAGCGCGCCAGGCTATTCAGGCCCCAGGATACTATTCGATATGGCGGGGGCCTCCGCCCCCCGGGAAGCACGGGCACTGCACCTGGCGGCCGCTGACTGGCTGGTGCCTGCCCGGGAGGGGGAACCGGCTCCTGCAGACAGATGGCATATGTTCGGACAGGAAGATAACGCTGCTGCCTTCAGCCTCTTCCTGGACAGACTGAGTGAGACGGAAAACTTCATAAAGGACGCGGGATTTAAGGCACAGATATCGTCCTGGCTGCTACAACTGGCTGAAGATGAGGCGCTGAGAGCAAAAACCTTTGCCATGGCAACAGAGGCAACAGCAAGCTGCCAGGACCGGGTCACACTTGCTCTGCACCAGATGAAGAACGTACAACTGGTACATGATGCAGAAAAAGGGGAATACGATAATAATCTCGTGGTGCTGGTTGCCACGGGGCATGAGATGTTCCGTCTGGAAAAACTGGAACAGATTGCCCGGGAAAAGGCCGGAACGCTGGCCTTGGCCGATGATGTTGAAGTCTATCTGGCGTATCAGAATAAGCTGAAGAAATCACTCGGGCTGACCAGCGTGACGGCAGAAATGCGTTTCTTTGGCGTTTCCGGCGTGACGGTTTCAGACCTTCAGGCTGCGGAGCTGCAGGTGAAAGCCGCTGAAAAAAGCGAGTTCAGGGAGTGGATACTGCAGTGGGGGCCGTTACACGGCGTGCTGGAGCGCAAAGCGCCGGAACGCGTTAACGCGCTTCGTGAAAAGCAAATATCGGATTATGAGGAAACGTACCGTATGCTGTCTGACACAGAGCTGAGACCGTTTGGGCTGGTCGGTAATACCGATGCAGAGCGCACTATCGGAGCAAGAGCGATGGAGAGCGCGAAAAAGACATTTTTGGATGGCCTGCGACCTCTTGTGGAGGAGATGCTGGGTAGCTATCTAGCGTCTTAACTGAACATGATATTCACCGCGCCAGGCGAATGGGGGACGTTGTACTTCGCCGGGCAGGGGATGCCGCAACAGTGGGCTATGAAGCGAGAAATGCTTTCGTCTCGGTACACCACCCGCTATGAAGACCTGCTTCTTCCTGATGTTAAGGACATCCTGATTGCCTGTGTGGATGGTCTGAAGGGCTTCCCGGATGCGATAAACAGCGTCTTCCCGCAAACCCATATCCAGCTGTGCAGTATCCATATGGTGCGTAACAGCCTGAAATACGTGTCCTGGAAAGACTACAAAGCCGTCACCAGCGGCCTGAAGACGGTCTATCAGGCCCCGACCGAAGAGACGGCACTGATGGCGATGGATGCGTTCGCGAAAGTCCGGGACGATAAATATCCGCAAATCAGCAAAAGCTGGCGTGCGCACCGGGAAAACCTCAATACGCTCTTCAGTTATCCGCCGGATATCCGCAAGGCCATCTATACGACAAACGCAATCGAATCCCTGAACTGCGTGATCCGTGCCGCGATTAAGAAACGCAAGGTGTTCCCAACGGATGACTCAGTACGAAAAGTTATTTATCTGGCAATCAAGGATGCGTCAAAAAAATGGAGTATGCCGATCCAGAACTGGCGGCTGGCGATGAGCCGTTTTATTATCGAGTTCGGTGATCGCCTGAGCGATCACCTTTAATAACTGGACAGTTACACAGAATTACTGACAGGCTCATTCTTTTGTGTTGCGCCTCTCTGTTTCTATTGTTTTAGATAGCCATGAGAGCTCCGTTGCTGATAATTTTAGTCGTGAGGTTCTTTCTTCTGCACCGGGTGGGCGCATTTCATAACTGCAGGACCATTTGCTGAATACTGTATACTCCAGTACTTTGCATGTTGTTGAGGTCAGTGTGCAATTCCTCGGTACTGGCTTGTCCTGTATAGGGCTGGAGATTTCTGGGCAATGTCCTTTTGGACCTGAACATATGTTTTTGATTGAAAATGGCATCGTGTTTTATCCTTTACGCTGTGAAATGTTGTTTTGTGCTCTTCCGTTGTGATTGGTGATGTGACGGGATCGTCCATGCACCCTTCCTTTTATTGACGGCGTATCAGTCCATTGATGCCATGTTTGCTTAATTTGTCCAGCATCAGCAAGCCGTCGTTTTCTTTCTGCTGCAATTCAAGCAACTTAAACCGTATTTCGTTAAGTAAAGGTTTAATAACTCCGCGCTTGCGAACCACCTTTTTGATAACGTCTTTTTCGAAGTATAAACGGCAGAAGTGATTTTCATAATTCGCCTACACTCTTCACCCAGCGCTGGCAAATCTTCAACGCTGAAAGGCTGGGGAGAAGGGCGTCCAGTTGCTGAACGGAGAGCGTACCAAACGCCCTGATTCCACGTGTTATCAAACTTCATACCGTGGTCATCATCCAGACAAGGCGCTTGAGGTTGCTCATATGTTTTGGGGAAAGAGGTTCGGCGGTGGGTACTGGATATCCTGGATCGGGAAGTGGGTTCCACTGGTGCCAAATACAGGGGGCTGGTAAACCGGGTGGATACCTCAAATCCTGACAGGCCAGAGCACCAGCCTGATAAAATCGTATTACTGATTTCTAACCAGTGGCACATTAATTGTACCAGCTCAGACTCCAACTGACAGTCTGCTTTAAGCGAGTAGCGGACGTGACCTGCACCCAGGAGTAAAAACAAACTTTCTATTGATACATTTAATTAACTTATTTATAACGTTATATTCCAAATGCAAACTTGTTCAATTGGGCATGTATGGACATTCAAATCACACATCAAGTTACTGAGTTTGATAAAGAAGAACTATTAGCCGGATTAAGAAGCTACAATGCTCAGTTCGTCGATTTTAGTAAAAATGGGCAGCTTGGGGTCTACTGCAGAAACGAAAGCGGCGAAATGGTAGGCGGATTAATTGCTGACAGAAAAGGTCCGTGGCTTTGCATCGACTATCTTTGGGTAAGTGAATCTGCAAGGAGCCGCGGTCTGGGGAGTCAACTTATGGAGATGGCCGAAAAAGAAGGTTTGCGGAAAGGCTGTGTTCATGGACTTGTAGATACCTTTAGCTTCCAGGCTCTCCCTTTTTATGAAAAACAGGGTTATATACTTCAAATGTCGCTACCGGACTTTCCTAAAGTAGGTTCGCAAAGGCATTATTTAATTAAGCCTGGTTTATAGCTTTGCTGCATTTGAATACCTTGGCTTTATGAAAGCTGCAATCAGGTAGCTTTAAAATATATCGTATTGTTGGCCTGTACACACCATGATCAGCGTCCGCTTCTGGCACAGGGCGGACAGTCAGATTAGGTTTGGCGCTGTGCCATAGATATGTCAGCTCACATTTGAGCTAATATACATTAATTATCTAAACCAGTTATTAACCACTTCCTCAACCCGCTGGGTTACTTTTTCTCACGGGAATTTCTCTTCCACACAACGTTGTCCATGTAAGGCAATATCGTTTAAATCAGGGGATGCCAGCGCTTTATTAATGTCCCTGGCAATGGTCTCCGGAGTCATTGGCTCCTGCAAATGGAAGTCGGTATCCCCCTCTTTTACGAGCTCAGTCATCCCGCCGCGTGTACTGACCAGTACAGGCTTTCCTGCCCCCATTGCTTCAATTGCAACCATGCAGAACGGTTCCTGGAATTGAAAGGGAATAACAACCAGATCTGCTAACCAATAGTAGCTGTATATCTCTTCAGGCGTTACACCTCCAACCATATGACAGTGTGGTTTTAGCCGTTCTGCTAATTCCCGCACCTCACGCTGATAGGTTGCTTTTTCACCTTTACTTTTACTCATATAGTTACCAACGACAACTAACTCTATATCGTTGCGTTCCTTGAGGAGTTGTTCGAACGCCTGTAAAAGCAAAGTCACTCCCTTATCCGGTGATATAAGCCTGCAAAGAAAATCGTTTTTTTCTCCGGAGTTATTCCCAGGTCAGACTTTTACAGTGGTACAGCGTTTTTCTGATAGGCCGCCAGGTCAATACCATTAGGGACGATAGCGATATCAGCATCCGGCAGGTACGCCTGATAATGCTTCTTCAAAAACATGTTAGTGATTTTGTTTCCGGGGAGAATTCTACCTTTTTAACTTCGTCGATATTCAAAGGAATAACCGGGCCATCTACTGGTATATCGTTCATGATCTATCTCTCCTTTTATCTGGTTACTTTCGCATCGCAACGATATCAGGCGAGGTAATACGCCGCCAGAAAATGTCCTGGCGGCAATCTTTTTCTGCAGATCACATCAAAACCATCCAATGGAAGTGAGGGCAAATCGCAGCTTCCACTGCTAAGCGTTGTTTTATAAGAACCACTCAGGTTTCACGCCAAATCGTGCTGAAAGCGCTTTGATGTGCGTAATCGTTAACGAGCGCTGTCCGGACAGGATCTGACTTACCAGTGATTTGGAACCGATTTCTTCTTTAAGGTCTGAGTATGAGAGTTTGTACTGGTCAATTAGCGTGCGCAGCAGGGCAACGCCAACCGGCATTTCAGCAACAGATTTGTTGAACTCGGCGAACTGCTTGCTGTTATCTTCGTACTCGGCAATCTTGCTTGCCAGGAAGTCAATCAGCGGGTTTTCATCGTCATTTTCGATAAGATAATCAACCAGCGCCAGCGCATCACGATAATCTTTCTCTGACGCGCTGCCACCCAGGAAAGGAACGGCGGCGACCAGCGCCTTTGTGGCTTCGATAGCTTTTGCGGTGTTGGCAATCATTCTTTATTCTCCCTGTAGTAGCGGGTCAGCTTGTCATATTCAGCGTGAGTGGCGATGTGTTTCACATAAAAGCGTTTGTTTATAAAGTTGATGTAAGCGATCACCCTCAGGTTGTTGCCTCCGACATCCAGTACCCACCACTTGTTACGGTACTTAAAGTTATCGAGGCTCGGTATGACCGTTCGTAGCTCTGCCGGAGAAGAGAAATCTTTTTCGCGGACTAAGCGATACAGGGCTTTTATGGCTAACGAGTCATTGGGATATCGTCTTGCCGCTTCATCAAAAGGCTCTTTTGATATGACATGCATTATGCGTTAAACCTGCCTGTTTACATTATGTGAACATCATACCAGTGATGCTTTCCGTTTACAATATGTGAACGGTTTAATTTTGAACACACTTCAACTACGCGTCCGCCCAATCAGCCACCTACATATCACATACCCTGACACCGTGGGCGAGGCGCTTTCCATCAACGGACAGACAATGAAACTTCCTGAACTTAACTGGCCCTGGGTCGCATACTTCTGGGGCGGCTGTATCTGGCTTGGCTCTATTGCGCATTCAGCGTTTCGTGTGCTGGTGGGTGATGATGTCACTGTCATTGGTGTCATCCTGCAACTGATCGTCGCGTCGTTCGCCGGGCTGCTGGCAATCCTCATTGCCATCCGCTTTAACTGGAGCGCTGAAACAGCGGGGATTGTCTGTTCAATCGCTGGCTGGGCCGGTGGCCGGTTCGTTCAGGCTGTTGAGCACAAAGTGATGATGATGATCGCGAAAAAGTGATTTTGTAAATTCTGACTGAGTAAATCCAAATGAAAAAAATTGTATTAGCTGTACTCGCAGCGGTTTCGCTGTGCGCGTTATCGGCGTGCTCGACTTACACCGAAGCAACTGGCCCTAACGGGACGACAGTGAAGCATGTTGCCGTGGCACCGGGAACCAGTGCGGTCACATCGAACGGTGGGTGTATTAATTCAGGTGGTGGAGTGTGTGAACAGCAGCCAGCACAACAGGCCGAATAATAAACATCCGCTAAGTTTGACGATGGTTTTTTAAGCATTACAGAAGCTCTTCGACGAGGGGCTTCGATAATGGTAAATTATCCCTGTATAATGTGGGGGATTTATGGCTACCGAGATTACTTCTATTGCTGTCCAGTTTCCCTGGGCTGCGTTGATTACTGCTATTGCTGGGCTATCTGGTGCACTTGGTGGTGCATTTCTGGCAAATAAATTTGCCGAAAACAGATGGTACAAACAGGTTTCTTTTGAAAAAGAGAAAGAGCGTATCGCGATGCTTCGGGAAAAGGGTGAGGAATTACACATCCTTGTCTCAAAATGGGGAAAGGCGACTATTAATTACCAGCTTTACCAACTTCGAGTGATTAAGGGAGTATTAACAGAGGACCAGTTACACTCGCTTGCGGCTGAGCTTTCAATTGGGGGCGATGTTCACGATAGAATGGATGCATTGTTATATCTCTACTTCCCATCATTGGATAAGTTTATGAAGGAAGTTCGAGAACATTTGTCAGAAGGACATAAAATTTACCATGCGGTAATCAATGGGGCATTGGATCGGGATAAGGGTTTAGCTATCTTTGACAAGGAGGCTACTAATGTAGAAGCCGCAATAGAAAAAATTAAAATGGGTATAAGGAATGTTCTTCAGAACTTCAATTAAATAACCGAGTTTGAATGTTGTTAAATTTTTCAATTTATTGACACATGAAGTAACTCAATGGTAAAAAAGCAGAGCAGACGCTGTGATGTTTATTAATGGAGTGGCAACAACCCTCCGGTTTACAAGTGAAATAAAAGGTATAGGGCTATTTCGAATAACTATTTAGAATTTTAATGATTGTAAGGGATAAAATATTTTTAGGTTTATATTAGCTTGCAATATTGAGACAAAGTAAGTAAATTCAAGCCTTTTTACTTGGGAGAGTTTTTTAGTGCAAGTAGATACTGATTTTATAAGCTTAGATACATTGGTGGCGACTCAGCAAGCAGCAAAGTGGGCTGGTGTTGCCGCTATTGCTGCATGTATATCGTGTTTTGCAACGATTGTTGGTATAGGTGTAGCGTGGAGATCATTACATCAATGGAAGCCACAATATAAGGAAAATTCAAGACTTCAATTGATTGATACATTGGTGGCTTATCAACAATGTTTGATAAGCCTACCAAAAGATCTTTCTAACGATCCGGAGTGTAAGCATAGGAAAGAATTTTTGAAAGCAAGTATTGAAGTAGATATGAGAGGTGTAATTTATTTGAAGCAACATAATAATTCAGAATTAAAAGAAGAGTTAGAAAACCTTCGAATTAAAGGTGCCCAATTTGTTGCAGGTAAGGTAAGTAAACCTGAGTTGGCATTGATCTCATCTATAATAATGCTCATTGAATTATAATTTTTTATTTGCAGTCGAATTTTTCTATTGAGTGACTTACCGAGAAAAATTACCCTGAATTGAAGTTAGGGTATTCCCGCAAAAGCCAGCCCCGCCGAAACGGGGCTGGCTCAAAACAAATCAAACTGCGGCGTGGCCCGAGGATCATATTCTTCAACCGAAATCCCCAGCTCACGCCGGAACCACCGTGAGACCAGTTGCCGGGGGCAGAACTTCCCAAGTTTTTCCCCGCACATCAGCACCGGTTCCACATTCCCCATCAACAAGGAGCAGCTCATTCCACGTTCGCCAGTATGTCGCGCTCGTACAGTTCGATATTAGGAGGAGATCACTCCACATAAACGTAATTAATTTTATACTAAATCTCTGTGGTATGGCACAGGCGTTTAGAAGACAGTTCAATTGCGATCTGCTGGCTGGGATTTCGTCGCGCCACTCAAAAATGCACAGAATTTTTCACCCGCCGTCAATGGCTCAATGGGCGTTTTTCCGAGGGCGGTCTCAGTCATGACGTTGGCAGGACCAATAAGCATGGACCATACTTCGCTCGCGTCTTGCTCAAGCGATGTGAAGGCAAGGAACAGTGTTTTATCTGAAGGAAAGCGGTGCCGAGTATTAAAAAGTTTCAGCCAGGCGCTGGACTGCCGGTCGGCCTGTGCTGATCGCGTGCCGAAGCGGAGTACTCTTTTTAGTATGGCGATACCCACAATGCCAGGCCCCAGAATAAAGGGACTCCCGACGTTTATGGTGACGCCGACCCCGAGAAAAATGAGGGCGAATGACAGCACGTTATCTACTCTTTTGGTAAGAGTACTGTACAGCTTTTCCAGAGAGTACCGGTAAAGAATTTGATAACTGATTTCATCCTTGCTCATACATCTCCAGATGTTTTTTCGATTACGCTCCGGTATGCTCCCGGAATCCTGACAGATTCTGCAATTATGCCACACTTCCTGGAGGGTATTAATTAGATAGAATATAAATAGCAGGCAAATATTTTGAGCTTTTAGTCGATATCGTTTTGAAAATCATTTCTCCTGCACCAGGAGATGCTGTTGTCGAGCATCGTGTCAAACGTTGTTGCATCGGTCGAACTGCACAGGGTAACTCTCGCAGTCAGACTCTCATTATGGTCTCTAAATGGATAACCCGCAGTCGTAACACGCCGGATGTCACGACTGACGCTATTATTACCCTGGCTTGTTAAAGCGGCATGACCACATTTTCTATATATAATAATTGGTTGTCTTTCGACCAGTATTGTCGAGTTTTTTGGTTTAATTCCACAATCCATTTAAAAACGCCTGCCGTTGCCAGATCGGTACAGTATTTTTCATAGGAATGCTCCCCCGAAAAGTGTTTAGCTGAAGTCAATTTTATTAATTGCGTATTCGGTGTTGAGTTGACTTTAATCAGCTTTCTATTGCTTTTAATAGAAATAAAGTGGCCTGCATGAGTGATAATTTTCACATTACCGGTAGCAACAAAATAGATGTAATAAGCGATATTATTATATTCCAGATCGATTAGAAATGCGTTGAAATTTGCATCCTTTCTGACGCGCTCGAAAAAGTGGTTAAGCATAAGCTGTAATTCCATTTGTTAACCTATTGTAAGTTATAATGTTATATGTTGTGTTATAGTATTGTTGCTTAAAAGCAGCCATACAAAGATGTTACCTAAAAGCAATAATAATCGCCTGGTATCATATAGTTTACGTTATGATTGGAATAGTGTTGCAATTGTTACTGATTATTTCTCGTAGCGCGTTTTTTTGACCACTAATAGATGAGTCAATCCATTTCATTTGTAGTTTTTCTGAACGCCATGAAAAGTCATAATATATAAAAATCAGTTGATTAATTGATGTTTAGATAAGGATTACAGTGGCGGAGAGGTTTGGCGTGGCGACTTTATAGGTTTTGAAAAAGCGGCTAACTCGCTGGCAGGATAATTGGTAGCCAGCCTGCGAATGGGGGCAAAATCGTAACAACATCAGCATAAATAATAATATTCATGAATGTTTTGTGTGACGCAGCAGTTGAATTGAAGTGATGTTTTGTCTGTTCAGGATTGTCCCGATAAAAATGTTTCTCGATAAAAGTCGATCACCTTGCGCCGAAAAAAAACAGGCTAAGTGACAGAAGAACAAAATCCATCAGGAAAATAAAATTTATAAATATCAATGAGTAAAAATGGTTGTGGAGAAGGTGGCTATTTTTTGAAAGCAAGAAATATAAACAAAGTGTAGCTATGCATAGTTATCTAAAAGGAGAACTACCGTGACTAACATAACACTATCCACCCAGCACTACAGAATCCATAGAAGTGACGTTGAACCAGTAAAAGAAAAAACAACGGAGAAGAACATTTTTGCAAAAAGTATTACTGCCGTTAGAAATAGCTTTATCAGCCTGTCGACGAGTCTGTCAGATCGTTTTAGCCTGCATCAACAAACAGACATACCGACTACCCATTTTCATCGTGGGAGCGCCTCTGAGGGTAGGGCAGTATTAACCAGTAAAACTGTTAAAGATTTTATGCTGCAAAAGCTCAATAGCCTGGATATCAAAGGTAATGCGAGTAAAGATCCGGCCTATGCTCGTCAGACATGCGAAGCCATATTATCAGCCGTGTACAGTAATAATAAAGATCAATGTTGTAAATTACTCATCAGTAAAGGGGTCAGTATTACCCCCTTTCTGAAAGAGATAGGAGAGGCTGCGCAGAATGCGGGGCTACCTGGGGAGATAAAAAATGGTGTATTTACTCCAGGTGGGGCAGGGGCGAATCCTTTTGTCGTCCCCCTCATTGCTTCCGCGAGTATTAAATATCCGCATATGTTTATAAATCATAATCAGCAGGTGTCTTTTAAAGCGTATGCTGAGAAAATCGTTATGAAAGAGGTTACGCCGCTGTTTAATAAGGGGACGATGCCAACGCCACAACAATTTCAGTTAACTATAGAAAATATTGCAAATAAATATCTTCAGAATGCCTCCTGAAGATAGTAAATACAATACTGCTATTAACTATATGAATTAATGGCAGATTTTCTGAAACTATATATTCATTTTTATGGCGACGCTTTTAACAAAACGTCGTCATCTTTATTTTAATATAAAAATCAAATGGATACACTTAAAACTTAAAATAATTGTTATTACTCTAAATACCGGCATAACCAGACAGTTTTTTTTTGAAACACCGCGTGTTGTTAAGTCTATGATACCCGCGCACGGATGATGTCTCGATAAGGATTAATGGTCTGTTAACTGTCAGGAGAGGTTATGCCGCCTTTAAAAAAAATTGTGCTGCTCCTGTTTGTGGGGGTGATGGTCGCCACGGTAACGACACCTGCATTGGCGCTGGTTTGCCTTGCATCTCACTCAGCTAAAGAGTGTGCTGAAGCCTGTGGTGTCGATATGTGGTTTATGTTTTTGGCATGCTTTTAAGGAGGGAGAATATTGAACGTGAACAGGCGATAGTGAGTAGCTCGCTGCGCCAGGGGATAACACTCCCCTGGCGCAGCCAGTTATATTTTATTGCGATAATAACAAAGTATTTACTCGCTACTGATGAAATTCGCTATTTACAACAGAGCACGTTTACTAAGCAAGAAAATCTGCACACGCTATCCTTTTATATCTGTCCTGGATAATGAACGACAGGAAAAATATGATGCGGCCTGAAGAGATTTATCAGCGAATAGAGGCAAAGAATTGGCGGCATGTCTGGGTGGTCGGCGATATTCATGGCTGTTTTTCAATGTTAATGAAAAGGTTACGTGAGTGTCGATTTGATCCGCAACAAGACTTGTTAGTTTCTGTGGGCGATCTCATTGATAGAGGCCCGGACAGCCTGGGTTGCCTGGCTTTACTGCGTGAGTCCTGGATGACGTCGGTTCGCGGCAATCATGAACAAATGGCGCTGGATGCGCGGGCCTCATCGCAGTCGACGCTGTGGTTGAAGAATGGTGGCGACTGGTTTACCCGCCTGACCGCTGAACACGCTGCGCAAGCTGAAGCGCTTTTTATCCTTTGTCAGCGGCTGCCCTGGATACTGGAAGTTCGCTGCCGCCATAGCACGCATGTGATCGCTCATGCTGATTATCCAGCGTCAACCTATCAATGGCAAAAAAAGGTCGACTTACATCAGGTTCTCTGGAGCCGCGAACGGCTCATAAATAAGCGCGGTGGGATTAGCGGAGCCGATCATTTTTGGTTTGGCCATACGCCGTTGCGTCGGCGCATGGATTTTGCCAATGTACACTATATTGATACGGGCGCGGTATTTGGCGGGCAATTGACGTTAGCGCGGATACAATAGCGGCATCAGCGACCAGGGTTAAAAATCGCTATATTGCTGCGCAGGTCGCCAGAAGCCGTCGATAAAATCCTCTACCGGAAAACAGCCGCCATGGCGAATCCGTTGATCGTCCATCGAATAAAGACATTGCTGCTCGGTATCGTAGATGTCCACGACAATATCCTCGCATCCTCCATCCAGGTAACATACAAAAAGTACCAGCGCGAACAT